CGCGCTGATCGAGGCGGTAATCAGTGACTACGAGATACGGCCGTGGCCCAACACGGTGGAACTCGTGAAAACGTGGCGCGACGCTGCCGAGCCTCTCACCGTGCTCGGGATCCGCGCTACGAAGATGCACCGCGAAGAGCTGCTGGCGGTGCTCGCATTCGCCGTGGACGCTCTGAAACGGGCGGGCCTGCTCGGCGAGACGAAACCGGCCCCGGGCGAGACGAAAGGGCCAGAACGTGAAACGCCACCGGCATAGGTGGCGCTACCTCGGCGGGGCCTTCGGCGGTGGCTATCTATGCCACAACTGTCCGCTGCTGCGAATCCCGAGCGCCGCACCCGCTGGCGGGTGGGACTACTACGCGAAACCCGACCCGGACAAGCCGCGCGAACTCGTGGCCGAGGGCGCGCGCCGCGCGCCTATGGCGTGCTCGGGCTACTGAGCCCGGAGCACCGCTGCAGCACCGCCGCTTGCGCCGATAGTCGATCGCGCATCGTCGCCGCTGCCCGTGCGAGATCCTCGTTCGTGGCGCCGTCCTCGAGCGCCGGCACTTCGGCGGCCGCGAAGCACTCGGGCGGGAGCGCCCGGTAGCGGATCACCGGGACCTCAACGACTCGGGGTGCCGGCGGGAGCGTCGGTGAGCTCGCCGCGCACGAAAGCAATCCAAGCGGCAGGGACGCGAGTAGCAGACCACGCAGCAAGCTCTGAGTTTTCACGCTTCAACCTCGCAATTTGCCGCTCGGCGGCCGACCGGGATTCCGACGCGGAGCGCGCGAGCTCGGCGAGCTCGCCGCGCATCTGGTTCTCGCGCGCGAGCTGGGTGTCGAGCTGGGCCTGAGCCCGCCCCGCCGCTTCCGCCGTGGCTCGAGCCGCATCGGCCGCGGCGGTGGCGTTCTCGTTCCGCGCGTCGGCGAGCTGCCCGAGCGCGTCGGCGGCGGCGGTGCGGGATCGAGCGACGCGCGTTTCCTCGACCGCGACGAGCGCCGCGACCAGGGCGACGCCGACCACGCCGGCTATCGCTTTGCTCTTGAGGCTCACGACCGGCCCTCGCTCGGGCCCGTGGGTGCGTTCGCCGCGCCGACCTCGGCCTTGACCTCGACGTGGGTCCAGTCGGTGCCGCTCTGGCGGTAGTCCTTCCACATATCGAGGAACAGCCGCGAGAGAACCGGAATCGTGATCGCGTAGAACGCCGTGACGGCGCCGAGCACGGGCGTTAGCTCGCCGAACGTCGCCTGCCCGGCGGCGCTCTGAACCAGCGCGCCGTTGACCACGGCGTGGTAGTGCTGGGTGCCGTAGAACACGTAGCCGACCAGCGCGAAGAACGACGTCGTGACCATCAGGCGCGGCATGAGCCGGGCTTCGTCAATCGAACGCCAGATCAACTGCCAGCGGTTCAGAAGCTCGTCGTCCTTCATGCTCGCTCCCTCGTGCCGGCGGTGGGCCGGATCGTCAGAACGTGGTTATCGTCCGAACCGAGCCACCCGCGCAAGAGCTCGAGAGCTTCGCGCGAGCGCAGCGCCGTGTCCTCGCCGTCGATCACCGCAAGTTCCATGCCGACCGCGGTGCACCCGAGCAGCTCCCGCACCTTGTTCGCCGGGTGGATCAAACAGGCGAACCGGCCCCACGGTTGCGCGGGCGGAATGTCGGCCGGCCCCTGATAGACGCCGAGGCTCTGGTTCCACAGAATCCACACGCCCGGCGCCGGGTATTTGGCCGAAATGTGCGGCCGCAGCGTGTAGTCGCCGTCCGGGACGCAGCTCGCGTCGTGCATCCCGCCGGGCCCCTCGGGATTCGGGACCCATGGCCGCTCGAGCGTGTAGATCGTGCGCCCGCCCGGGAGCGCGATACGCCCGAGGGTGGACTTCGGGCCGTAGCTGGTTCGGACGATCACCGGGTGCTCTTGCGCCATGTTCCGCCCCCATGCGACTCTTCGCGCGACGTGCGCCTGGCGCACCGTATCAGCAACACCCGGGAGCCCACAATGACGACCGACCAGCGGAGCGCGTACCCGCTCGCGTGGCCCGAGGCTATGCCACGCCGGCAAGGCCAGCCCCTCTCGTCTCAGTTCAAAACCACCCTGAGCGCCGCGCTCGAGAACGTGCACGGCGAGCTGCGCCGCTTCGGCAAAGACTCGGGCAAGCCCGTCGAGCAAGTGCTGATCTCGTCGAATTACGCGCTCGGCGATCCGAACCCGAAAGAGGCCGGCGTCGCCGTGTACTTCACGTGGGCCGGCGTCGCGACGTGCGTGGCGGTGGACCGCTACGGCTCGATTGCCGCGAACCTGCAGGCGATCTTTCACGTTCTCGAGGCCGAGCGCACGAAGCTCCGGCACGGCGGCCTCAACATCGTGCTCGCCGCGTTCCGTGGCTACGCCGCACTACCGCCACCGCCGTCGAGGGCGCCGGCGAAAGCGTGGCACGAGGTGCTCGAGCTGGCACCGTCGGCCACGCTGCTCGAAGCCGAGCAGAGCTACAAGCGGCTGCGATCCTCGACGCACCCGGATCGCCCCGGCGGCGACGCCGGCAAGTTCGAACAGGTGCAAAAGGCAATCGAGGCCGCGCGCGCCGCGTTGCGGTGACGCGTGCCCGAACTCCGCGTCAGTGACCACGCGCTGCTGCGCTATCTCGAGCGAGCCAAGGGGCTCGACCGCGAAGCCGTCGAGGCCGAAATCTTGACGAACGAACTCGTCTACCAAGTCCGAACCCTCGGGGGCACGGGCCGCTTCGTGAGTGAAGGGCGGCGCGTGCACGTCGAGGACTACGTTGTCGTCACGATCTACAGCAAAAAAGGGGATCCCGGAAAATGAAAACCGCGCTCGAATTCTCGCGGCTGCGCACGGCCACCGGCTTGCCAGTCGCCCAGCTCATCAGCGACTACCGCACGAAAATGGACGGCTACGACCTGAGCAAACCGCCGCGCCATCACGCCGACTCGCGCACGCTGCTCCTGATTTCCCAGGAGTACGCGAACACGCTGGCCGCGCTCGAGCTCGCCGAGAAGCTCATGGCCCACGACTGGGACGGAAAGAAGAAGTTCGTCGTCGAGCCCGTGCGGATTCTCTCGCGCGAGTTCGTCGTCGTCATGGCGTCCCGGCCCGAGCCTGGCGCGCCACCCGCGGCGGTAATGCTCTCGGAGATTCAGGGCGCAACCGACTGGGCGCCGAACCGTTTCTTCACGCCGGCCGAGCGATTCGAGCCGAAGAACCTCGACGACCTCGGCTCGAACTACTACGCGGTCGGGCCCGTGTACGTCGGTGCCGGCCGCAAGCCGCGGCAGGTGGCGCTCGGCTACACCACCCACGCGCACGTCGTTGAGGGCCTCGAGCTTTCGGACGTCTGGCCCATCGTGTTGCCGGAGCGGCCGCAGTGAACCGGCGCGACGTTCTCGTCGGTGCTGCAGCCTCGACGCTCGTGGCGGTGCTCCCGATCGCGGCCACCGCCGCGCCCGACGTCTGGCACGTCTACCGGATCACCGACTACGAGTGGTACATGGGCCGCACGCTCGCCGAGGCCGAGGCCGCGGCGTTCGCCGACTGGGGCACCGACCGTGCCGGCGCCATCGCCGAGTACGGATACGAGCCAGAGGACGCGTACGAGCTCGACGCCGACGCCATGGAGCGGCACCGGATGATCGACAGCGATGAGTACGAGAACGCCACGGGCGATTCGTACCCGTTCCGCATCGCCCTCAAGCGCCGCATTGCGGAGGGCCCGCGCGCCGAGCTCTTCGCGTGCACGGACTGGTAATGCGCTACTTCTCCGTGTGCTCGGGGATCGAGGCGGCGACGCTCGCGTGGCGGCCGCTCGGCTGGCGCGCGGTCGGGTTCTCCGAGTACGACCCGGAGCAGCCCGAGGACGGCGGATTCGCCGCGCGCGTGCTCGCCCACTACTATCCCGAAGTCCCGAATCTCGGAGACCTGAATGCGTTCAAGAGCTGGCCGAAAATCGAAGCCGAAGTCCTCGTCGGCGGAACCCCGTGCCAGTCGTTCAGCGTCGCCGGGCTCCGCAAAGGCTTGGCCGATCCGCGCGGCAACCTCACGCTTGTCTACCTTGCGCTGGCTGACCGAATTCGGCCCGAGTGGCTGGTATGGGAGAACGTCCCCGGCGTGCTGTCGCACGACCACGGACGGACGTTTGGAGCCATCCTCGGGGCGCTGGTCAAACTCGGGTACGGGTTCGCCTACCGAGTTCTTGACGCTCGCTACTTCGGAGTTCCCCAGCGGCGCCGACGCGTGTTTCTTGTCGCAAATTCTCGAGCGTGGCAGCGTGCCGCGGCGGTACTTTTTGAGCCCGAAAGCCTGCGAGGGGATTCTCCGCCGGGCGGCCCGACGCGGGAGGACCTTGCCGGAACACTTACGCGCAGCGCTCTCGACGGTAGCAGCGCGAGCGGGCAGGACGGCCGAACCGGTTTCCTCGTCGCCGGCCCCGTGCTCGGTAACGGTGGGAGATCCGGGTGGCGCAGCGGAGCCGAAGAGGCCGCCGGCAACCACCTAATCCCCGAGGTCGCCGATCCCATCAGCGCCCACGAGGGCGACACGTACACGCACGAGGGCCGCGGGAACTTCCGCCTGCACAACGTCGTCGGCGACGTGCCCGACGTCGCGAATGTGCTCACGCGCCGAATGACGAAGGGCGTGAACTCCGACCTGAACGAAGGGCAAACGCTCGTCGTGGCCGCACCGCTCACGGCCGGCGGCCACCCGAACTCGGCGATCCCCGGCCGGCACAAAGAGGACGACGAGAACATCGTGGCGTGCTTCGACGAGACCCAGATCACGCACCGGGAGAACCGGAGCACCGCCGACCCCGACGCGGCAGGCCTCGCGCGCACCGCGCGCCCGCCGGCCGTCGCGCTGAACCGCTCGGCCGTCGAGATACGCCGGCTCACGCCGCGCGAGTGTGAGCGGCTCCAAGGTTTCCCCGACGACTTCACGCTCGTTCCGTACCGCGGCAAGCCGGCGAGCGATAGCCAGCGGTACCAAGCCGTCGGCAATACCATCGCGCGGCCCGTGCTCGAGTGGATCGGCCGCCGCATCGCCACCGTGAGCGAGGCCCCATGACCACGTACCCGGGCGGGAAAGAGGGCGAGGGCGTCTGGCAGCGAATCGTCAACCTCATGCCACCGCACAAGGTCTACGTCGAAATGTTCGCGGGCGGTGGCGCCGTGCTCCGGCACAAAGAGCCCGCCGAGCGCACGCTCGTGTTCGAGCTTCACCGCGAGGCGCTCGACGACTTGCGCGGCCGCTACTTCGCGCTGCGCCAGCCCGCCGAGACCGCGATCGCGTGGCACAATCAGGACGTGTTCGAGTGGCTCCGCGTCGCGGCGCCGGCACTCGGCCCGGGCGTGCTGCTCTACGCCGACCCGCCCTATCCGCTCTCGGCCAGGCGCTCAGACCGCTGCAACTACCACCACGAACTCACCGACGAGCAGCACGTCGAGCTGCTCGAGCTTCTAACGTCAACGGCGGCGAGGGTCATGGTCTCGGGCTACCGCTGCCCGATCTACGACGCGTGGCTCTCGGAGTGGACGCGCGTCGATTACATGGCAATGACGCGCGGCGGCGTCATGGTGCCGGAGTCGCTCTGGCTCAACTTCTCGCCGCCCGCCGAGCTCCACGGCTACGAGCACGTCGGCACGAACTACCGCGAGCGCGAGCGCATCAAGCGCAAGCGCAAACGGTGGCTCGCCAATTTCGCAGAACTCCCCGAGCACGAGCGGGGGGCGATCTTCTCGGACCTCGACAACTACATGAAAAACCAACGGAGCAACCCGCATGAGTGAACCCAAACCCAACAAGGCCGAGGCCGTCGCGAACTTCGTCGGCCGTGACATGCTCGCCCTCGTCGTCGGCGAGCTGAAACAGGCCCAGAAGCCGTGGCACAAACTGAGCGAGGCGCAGCAAGAGACCGTGATCCGGCGCGCCGAGCAGGACATTCGCGCCGTGCTGACGCGCGGTTTCTTGCTGATCGTCGCCGCCGATTTCCAGAAGGCCGCGGCCGTCCTCGAGAAAGTCGAATTCACCGCCAAGGGCGTGAACGGCAAGCTCTCGCTGAAGGGCGACGTCGCCGAGCGACACAAGATGGCCGACTGCGCCGGCTCCGAGGTGGTGGTGATCCTGACGAACGCGCAGCGCTACCTCGCGAAAATGGAAGAGATTCGCGCCGACGCCGACCAGCCCGCGCTCCCGTTCGCGGCGCCCCAGAACGACGACGACGACCCCGAGCACGGCGAAGGCACCGACGCGGGTGGCGGTGAGGTCCTCTTGACCGAGGAACTCGACGTCGCCGGCCTCTCGTTCGTGTGCGTGCGTGACGTCCTCGCCCTCGTCGGCATCGAGTGCTCCGAGGAAATCGTGGTGACCTGGACCGCCGACGACCGCCGCGCGTGCATCAACTACGCCGGCGCGAAGCACATCGCCCAGACCTCGGAGAACTACCTCACGAAAGGCGGGACGATTCCCGACTTGCCGGCCGTGCTCGGCGGTGCCGCGTGAACGTCTACCAGATCACCGAGGACCGGGAGCGCCGCCTGTTCGTCGCCGAGAACATGCCGCGCGCGATTGAGGCCGCGTTCGCCCACCACCTCGCCGAGAACCCGCCCGGCTACCACGAGGTTCCGAAAATGAACCGCGGGTGGACGCCCGAAGAAATCGTCGAAGAGCGCAAGCACTGGGAGGCGACGATTCTCGAGAGCTGTACCCACGTCGGCGAGCTCGAGAACCCCGTGGCCGTCGCGTTCGCGTGCCGCACCATGAGCGGCGAACTCGCGCCGGTCACGCTCGAGGACGTGCGCGCGTTCCTGATCGCGCTCGACGCGACCGGGTGCGCGAAGCTCGTCGACGTGACGGACGCCGACCTAGGGCCGCTGCAGGCGCTGCTCGAGGCGTTTCTCGTCGAGCACGCCACCGAGGAACCCGAGTGAGCGCCACGCCGACGAACTTGCGGGGGAGCGCGGAAGTTTCGAAGGACGGCGTGTATCGCTATAAGCTCGCGCGCATGTGGCAGGCCGCGCTCCCGCCGCTCTACTGCGGGATGCTGAACCCGAGCACCGCCGACGCCATGTGGGACGACCAGACCACGCGCAAGGTGATCGGCTTCGCGTCGCGGCTCGGGTGCGGCTCAATAGTGCTCTGGAACCTCTACGGCTTCCGCTCGAAACTCCCGCCCGACCTCTGGGCCGCCGCTGATCCCATCGGGCCGCACAACGACGCGTGGCTCGACACGATCTTCGCGGGCGCGGCCGCGGACCCCGAGGCCCGGTTCGTCGTCGCGTGGGGCTCGCTCCCGAAGCGCGCGACCCAGCGTGCCGGCGACGTCCTCGTGCGTGCGGCATCGCACGGACTGTTCCCGAAGTGCTGGGGCACAACGGGCGACGGCTACCCCGTGCACCCTTCTCGGATAGGCTATGCACGCCCCCTGATCGATTTCACCGGCCCAGCGCCGAAATAGGAGACCCCCGTGAAACGCACGCTCGCTCTCGTCCTCGGCCTCGTTCTCGCCGCCGTTGCCGGATCCGCGCTCGCGGACACGGCGACCCTCTCGTGGACGAACGCCACGCAAAACACGGACAACACCGCGATTCCCGCGCCGCCGGCCGCCGGCTCGCTCACGCGCACGACGATTGAGTACGGAACCTGCAACGCCGGCCGCACCGGTATCACAGGCACCGTGGGCACGATGTTTGTCGCGTACCCGACGGCAACGCTCGACGTCGCGATGGTGGTGGTGCAGGAGTATTGCTTCGACGCGTTCCACACGAACACGTTCGGCACGACGTCGGCGAAGTCGTCCGTCGTGTGGAAAGCGAACCCGCCCCCGACGCCGAAGCCACCCGCGAACCTCGCGACGCAAACCGCGCAGACCGCGTACACGCTCCAGTTCTCGCTCGACCGAATGGCGCGCCTCGGCGTCGGCACGGTCCCGCCCGGGACGCAATGCGACACGAGCACGAGCGTCACCGCCGACTGGCAACTGACCGGCGTGGCGTCGCCGCTCTACAAGGTCCCGCGCGCCGCCGTCGTGTGGGCCGGCAACGTGAAGCCACAAGCGGTGTTCGCGTCGTGTGGGTAATCCCGGTCCTCGTCGCGCTGCTCGTCGTCGCCTACATCATCCGGCGACGTCGGCGGCGTATCCTTGCCCCCGGTCCCGTTTCAAACTTCACCGCAACCGTAGGAGCCGACATGAAGGTATTGCTCGAATGGAACGACCCGGCCGTAGGCGCCAAGCAGCGCCCGCTCGCCGGCATCCTGATCGAATCGAAGCTCTCGGGCAGCGACTTGCCGTTCGACGTGCAAGGGCTCGTCGACCCGGGCGTCGAGACGTTGCTGCTCGAGAACGTCGCCGTGGGCACGTACGTGTACCGCGCGACGCCGCGTGACGACAAAGGGAACAGCGGCCCCGCCGAGGAAATCACCGTGGAGGTGGCCGAAGAGGTGCTGCCCCCGGGCCCGGTCACGGGCTTCGTCGCGACGGTGCAGCCCGACGCGTGAGCCAGCCCCGGGCGGCGAGCGGTTCGCCGCCCGGGTTTTTACCGGGTAAAAACCGGGGTTTTAAACCCGTTTAAATCCGGTTATTTCGTCTTATCCACCCGGAAGGTGCCCCGATGCGAATGTTCACCGTGACCGATTCCTCGACAATCGCCGCCCTCGGCTATGACGGCACGACCCGCGAACTCCGCGTGACGTTCAAGGGCTCGGTGAAGAAACCCGAGCAGACGACGTACGCGTTCGCGCCCGTGCCCCCCGAGCTCGTGGGCTTGTTCTTCGGCGCCGAGTCGCTCGGCGCGTTCTTTCAACGCGGGATCCGGCCCCGTTTCCAGGGCAACAAGCTCGCGCCCGGCGCGGCGCCGCCCGCCGTGTCCGACGGTGCAAGCTCGAGCGCGCCGCCCATGGGCGACGACGGCGAAAACTTACCCGCCGGCTAGGGTTGTGCGCGGCTCCCTCGGGATGCACACTCGCCGCCCATGAGCGAGGAATCTCACGCGCTGGCAATGAACCGCCTCGTCAACTGGGTCCTCGGCGTGGGCTCGGTGGTCACGGGCGGGCTTTTGCTCTGGATCGGCTCGCAGACGTACGAGCTCGCCAAGCAGCAAGCCGTGACGGCCGAGCGCGTGCAATCGGTCCAGCTCTCGCAGCAGCAGAACACGACGTCGATCAACGAGACCGGGCGCGTGGTGCGGGAAATCTCGAGCCGCGTGCAACGCGTCGAGGACAACATCGATATCGAGCGCCAGCGCGCGCGCGACGACTCCAAGAGGTAAGCCGCTATGTTGAACCTCGTGCCCCTTGCCATCGGCTTCGGTGCCGGCGTGCTCACGTCGATCTACGCGCCGAAAGTCTGGCGCTACCTGCAAACGAAGGCGCAGGCCGCGGTCGATAAGTTCCACGGCCAAAGCTCGGACGAGTAGCACCGTCACGCCCGGCGCGGTGATCCCCGCGCCATATCCGGCGAGCGTCGACGCACGTCGGCCGCGGCGTTGCGATGCGCGCGGCGCATCGTGTAAGGTCCGGCCGTCTACCCGGAGAACCCCTTGCATCTAATCACACGCTGCCTCTGCGGCTCTGTCGGGCCGTTCGACGAGTACAACGCTCCCACCGGTCTCGCCGTCGCGCGCTGCGCGTGTGGCGTGATCCACCAGCTCACCGACGTCTCGCGCGAGGCCGTCGAGGGCCAGTATCGCGGCGCGTACCACGCCGCCGAGGATCGGCACCCCGGGTGCATCCCGTACCGCAAGCGTTACCTGCACGACCGTGCGATCGCGCAGCTACGGCTCGAGCGATACCGGCAAACCCTCGGCGCGCAGCTCAACCGCGGCGCGCGCGCGCTCGACGTCGGCGCCGCGAACGGCGCGTGGGTGGATCACTTGCGCAAGCACCACCTCAAGGCCTTCGGGATCGACCCCGACCCAGCGATGGCCCGCGACCCCGAGATCGTTACGGGCACCATCGAACAGGCCGAGCGGCTCTTCGGCATGGTGCGGTTCGAGCTCGTGACGTATCACGACGTCCTCGAGCACCTCGTCGAGCCGGCCGCCGAGCTCGAGAACGCGCGCGCGCAAATGCGAACGGGCGGCGCGCTCGTCGTGGACGTGCCCGACTGCGCGACGTCGGCCGGCGACCATCACTTCAAGCCCGAGCACCTCTGGTTCTTCACCGAGCAGTCGCTGCGCGACTTATTCCGAGCCGCTGGGCTCCGGGTGCTCGAGGTGGACCGCCCCGTGCCGGGCAAGCTCGTGGTGTACGGCGTCGCAATGTGAGCCCCGAGGGCGGCCGCGTCTGGGTGCACCGGCCCTACCAAGGGCTCGGCGACTGGCTCTTCGTGCTGGCCGTGTTCAAGCTCGCGAACCAGCAGCGCCCCGACGTCGAGCTGTGGGCAACGCATCGGCTCCCGCACGGGTTTCCCGCTCAGGCGTTTCACTGCTCCGACGTCGTGTGGAAATCCGGCCGCCCGCCGGCGCCGTTCGCCGAAGCGGCCGACCTGATCTACCGCAAGTGGCCGCCCGACAACTACATCGAGAGCACCGTCCACAACCTGAACGACCTGACCGGCCTCGCGATTGAATACAAGCGCGGCGTGTATCCGACGTTTCGCGGCGCCGAGCGCAAGCCCGGCGACTACGTGGTCATGATCGGCCACGGCAAGAAACGCGAACGCGGTGGGCGGGAGTGGGGCCACCGGAATTTCGACCAGCTCGCGCACGTCCTCGCGCGCCGCTACCAAATCGTGCAGATCGGCGCGGCCGGCGACCACCCGCTCGTCGACGCCAAGGTTCGGATGTTCGGCGCCCGCTTTCGCAACGTCGCCGCCATGCTCGCGGGCGCGAAAGCGTTCGTCGGGATCGAGAACGGCTTGACCGTGCTCGCCGGCTACCTCGGCGTGCCGCAGGTGACGTTCTACGACGGCTACCAGCTCGACGAGCCGTACCCTCGCCCCCGCCGTCTCGACTTCGACGGCCAAGAGAAGATCCAAGAACGCATCGAACCGCCCGAAGCGGCGGAAAGGGTAATGGCATGGCTGACCGGCTTGGGCTAGGACTGGAACGGCGCGTCGTGTTCGGCGTTCCCTCGGGCGTCGGCGACGTCTACTGGGCGCTCTGCAAGCTGCGCGCGATCCGCGAACGCTACCGCATACGCCACGTCACCCTCGCCGTGCAACGGACGAAACTGACGCGCGCGCTCGAGTGGCAGCGAATGACCGACCTCGTGGACGGCACGATGGAGCGCCCGTTCCGCCTCGACGCCGACGGCCAGCGCGACGGTTTCTCGCTGAAGCTCCCGGGCATGAACGCGCTACTCTGGCCGAACAGCATCATCGACCGCGGCGGGATGCTTGCCGACTGGCTCCCCGAGTTCGAGCTCGACCTCGACTTCCCGATTCAGATCGAGCCCCCGAAGAAATCCGGCGCCGTGCTCGTATACGTCTCGAGCGAGGGCGTCAACGCGGCGTGGTGCTCGAACCTCGGCGCCTACTACTGGTCCTCGTTCCTCGAGGAACTCGGCAACGCGACCGGCGTTGTGCCGACGGTAATCGGCAAGAGCTGGGACGCGTCGTTCCTCGCGAACGTCCGGGCGCCGTTCGAGAACCTCGTCGACCAGACGTCGCTGCCCCAGGTGGCCGGCCTGATCGCCAACGCGTCGGTGCTCGTGGGCGTCATTTCCGGCATGACGATTCTCGCGAATCACTTCCGCACGCCGTGTCTCGCGCTCCACCCGAACGTGCCCATGAACCCGCGGGCGTGGGTGGCGGCCGACGCCCCGTATTTGCCCATGCTGGCCGCCGACACGCCACGGCCCGCCGCGCTTGCTACACTGGCGGCGTCGCTCATGGAGCGCCCGGTCCCGGAAGGCCGTCTATGTCTCAAGTGATCCCGTGAACCGCGCCCGATTCTTCGGCGCTCGGGCGTCGAAGTTCGGCGCAAAACCCACGTTCGTCGACGGTATCCGGTTCGCTTCGAAGAAAGAGGCGGCCCGCTACACCGCGCTCAAGCTGCTCGAGCTGGCCGGCGTGATCCGCGACCTCGAACGCCAGCCCCGGTACCCCATCGTCGTGAACGGCGAGCCCGTGAAGATACGGTCGCACGGCTCCCCGAACGGCCGGGCGGTGTACTACGTGGCCGACTTCCGCTACTTCGACACCCGCACGAACGAGCGCGTCGTCGAGGACGTGAAGGGCATTCCGAAGCCCCGCCCACAATTACCCACCGGCACCCCACGTTTGCCACGCAAACACCCCGGCATGGGTAGCGATACCGACGTCGCCCGCCTGAAGCGCGCCCTCGTCGAATCGATCTACGGTATCCGCGTCCGCGTTATCTGAGGCCCACCCCATGACAGACGACCGCCCGATCACGACGCTCGACGACCTCACCGACGAAGAGGCCACGCTCATGCGGCGCGCAGTCGCCGACGCGTTCCTGCTCGTGCTCGCCCGCCACGGCGGCCAGCTCGACATACCAGTCGCCGAGCTCGACGAGTTCCCGAAGCACCGCGGCGCAGCCGTCCGGGCGGTGGACGGAATCACGGGCACCGTGCTCCGGTTCCGACTGATCGAAGGCCCGGGCGCCACGCCCGCGAAGCCCGGCGGATTCGTGAAGCCGTCGTGAACCAGCCCGCGCTCGTGCTCGAGGCCGGCCCGTGGTTCTCAGTGCGGGACGGCGACCCGCGGCTCCGGCCGATCTACAACCGCCACTACTCGTCGCGCGGCAACACCGCGCCGAAGATCACCGGCCCGGGCTCGTACGTCGTCCTGCTGACGCACGACTTGGGCGCCCTCTTCGCGTGGCGCCGATTCGCGGACGACTGCCCGCTCGCCCCGGCCAACGGCGTGAACTGCGCGGTGTTCCGCCGCGAATCGGGGCCGCGCGCTTCCGAGCTGATCCTCGCCGCCGAGGCCTTCGCGCTCGAGAAGTGGGGCCCGGCGCCGCTCTACACGTACGTCGCCGCAGATCGCATCCGATCCACGAACCCCGGGTGTTGTTTCAAGCTCGCCGGCTACGCATACGTCGGCACCACGCCCGGCGGCCATGGGCGCCCGCGGCTCGACGTGCTAGTGAAACGCTAACCAGATCCCGGCCCCGACCCACGCGAGCCACGCGGCGACGCCGACCCAGAGCAGGACCCAGCAGACTCGGGACGATTCGCGCTCGTTTCGGTGCGCCATCGCGCGGAACCGTATCAGAACGGGGCGAAAGCCCCCCGGATTCGTGCACAATCCGCACGTCCGCGCGTACCCTTGGACCCGACAACCCGACAATCAGCAACGCCCCCGGAGGAACTGTCGTGACGAAACCCGCGAAACCGCGGCTCGAGATCGTCGAGCGCAAGATCGAAACCCTCATTCCGTACGCCCGAAACTCACGCACGCACAGCGACGCCCAAGTCGCCGAGATTGCCGCGAGCATCCGGGAGTTCGGGTGGACGACTCCCGTGCTCGTGCGCGCAGACTCGTCCATCATCGCCGGCCACGCCCGTGTTCTCGCGGCCCGCAAGCTGGGCTTAAAAGTCGTGCCGTGCATCGAACTGGGCCACCTCACCGACGCCCAGGCGCGCGCGTACGTGATCGCCGACAACCGACTGGCCGAGAACGCCGGGTGGGACTTCGAAGTGCTCGCCCTCGAGTTCGACGAGCTCGCGGCCTCGGGCTTCTCGCTCGAGACGGTCGGGTTCGACGTCGCCGGCCAGCGTGAGGTACGCAAGAAAGCCAACGCCGCGCGGAACCAGCGCGAGCACAACGCCGCCGGCCAGTCGGGCGAGGACGACTTCGGCACGATCCCCGCGCAGCCGATCACCCGCTTGGGCGACGTGTGGCACATCGGGCCCCATCGCCTTGCGTGTATCGACTCGCTCGCGAAGAAATCCCTCGCCGGCCTGATCGGCGGCGCGCCTATCCACGCGATCGTCACCGACCCGCCCTACGCGATCTACGGAAGCGCGACCGGCATCGCGTCGGACATTGCCGACGACAACATGGTGCTGCCGTTCTTCGAGAAAGTGCTGACGCTTGCGAAGGACCACCTCGCGTGGTTCGGGCACGCGTACATTTGCTGCGACTGGCGCTCGTGGCCGGCCATCTGGCAAGCGTGCAAGCGAATCCCGACCATGGAGCCGAAGAACCTGCTCGTGTGGGACAAGGGCGGCGCCGGCCTCGGCTCGAACTACGCGAACACGCACGAGATGATCGGGTTCTTCGCGAAGCTCCCGAAGCAAACCGCGATGGGCCACCGCCCCGCCGGCCAACGCTCGGTGCACAAGCCGAACGTGCTGCGCTACAACCGCCCGACCGGCGCCGAGCGCGAGCACAACGCCGCGAAGCCCGTGGGCCTGCTCCGGGAGCTGATCGAGAACAGCACCGGCCCGGGCGACAACGTGGCCGAGCCGTTCTGCGGATCCGGCTCGACCATGGTGGCCGCCGCGCAGCTCGACCGCGTGTGCTTCGCCGCCGACATTTCGCCCGGGTGGTGCGACGTGACCATAGGCCGGATGATGCGTTTGCGCAGCCTCGAGGCGCGCCTCGGCGACGACCACGGCCCGACGTTCACCGAGATCACTCAGCAGCGCATCGGCGACGACGCGAAGGGCCCAGACGACGCGGTGCACTAGTGCTCGAGGTCAACGGGTGGTGGATACCGGACGGCGACGCGGGGCGGCCTGACGCGCAACTGAACGACGAGGCCGGCCGCGCGCTCGCGCGCCAGCAGATCGAGCGCGCCCTGCGTTACGTCCGCGGCCGCTACGTCGCCATTCAGGGCGGCGCCCGTTGCGGGCTCTGGCCGCTCGAGCTGGCATCGCGCTTTGTGTCGGTGCTCGCGTTCGAAGCCGACCCCGAGAACTACGCGTGCGCCGCCCGCAACCTCGCCGGCACCTCGAACGCCGTCGTGGTCCACCGGGCCCTCGGCCAGTCGTCGGGCGTGGCCGCGCTCCACCGCTCGGCCGAATCGAACGGCATGCACTTTGTCACGGAGCAGCCCGACCTCGGCGCGACCGTGCCCGTGGGCATGCTCTGTATCGACGAGCTCCACGTCGCCAAGCTCGACGCCCTGTTTCTCGACGTCGAGGGCTACGAGCTCGAGGTGTGCAAGGGCGCGCGCCGAACGCTCGAGCGGTGCCGGCCCGTGATCGTGGCCGAAGAGAACCTGCTGATCGAACGCTACGGCCGCACGCGTGGCGAGCTTATGGTATGGCTCTCCCGCCTGGGCTACCGCTGCGAGACCGAGGTGTACACGCTCCCCGACGAGGTGCAGCACGACGGAGGGTTCCACGGCTCCGACCTGATCTTCGTGCCGAACGATGCGGCGTAAGTCGTTCACCAAGAAACGGCGGGCGGCGTTCCTCGAGCAGCTCGCGAAATCCGGCAACGTGTCGGCGAGCGCGCGCGCGGCGGAAATGAACCGCCAGCACCTCTACGACAAGCGCAAGGCCGACAAGGAATTCGCCGCCGAGTGGGACGAGGCCGAGGCCACGTTTCTCGACGCCGCCGAGTCGCGGCTGCTGGCCGACGCCATTCAGGGGCGCCAGCGCACCGAGACGCGCGTGAAGCTCGACGCCGCCGGCAAAGAAATCGAGCGCACCGAGCGCACGCTCGAGGACTACACGCCCGAGAACCTTCGGTTCTACCTGCTCCACCGGCACCCGGCGTACCAGAAGCGCGGCCTGCGGCTCGGGCTCCGGCGCGGCGAGGACGACGCCGGCCCCGAGGACGTCGAGTTCGACCGGATCGAGTTCTTCATTGTGGACCCGGCCCCGCCGAAGTGATCGTCGACAACGGCGCGCTGCGGTTCCCGGTCTCGCGCGCGTTCGCGCCGCTGCTCGGCCCCGCCCCGTACAAAGGCGCACACGGCGGCCGCGCCACCGGTAAGTCGCACTTCTTCGGCGAGCAGACCGTCGCGAACGCCATCGCCTACGCGCGCGACGACTACCGGCAAGTGTGCATCCGTGAGATTCAGTCGAGCTTGCGGCTCTCGTCGAAGGCGCTGATCGAGGACAAGATTCGCAAGTTCCGCGTGCAGCGGAAGTTTCGAATCATGCGCGACGTGATCGAGATTCGCGGGGGCTACGGCCTCATCGCGTTTCAGGGAATGCAGAACCAGAACGCCGAGTCGATCAAGTCGCTTGAGGACTTCGACGTCGGCTGGGTAGACGAGGCGCAAACCCTGAGCGAGAAGTCGCTGCGCATCTACCGGCCGACGCTGCGCAAGAAAGGCGCCGAGCGCTGGTTCTCGTGGAACCCGCGCAACGCCACCGACCCCGTGGACGTCCTGCTCCGCACGGGCGAGCCACCGCCGGGCGCGGTGGTGATCGGCGTGCAGCCCGAGGACAACGCGATGTTCCCGGACGAGTCGCGCGCGGAAATGCTCTACGACTATCGCCGCGACCCCGAGATGGCGGCGCACGTCTGGGGCGGCGCGTACGAGACCCGGAGCAAGGCCCGGGTGTTCGATAACTGGACCGTCGAGGAATTCGAGACGCCCACGCACTCGGTCGCCTTCATGCTCGGCGCCGACTGGGGTTTCTCCACCGATCCGACGGTGCTTATCCGCTGCTACGTGGACGTCGAGCGCCGGAAGCTCTTCGTCGACCGCGAGCTTTGGAAGCTCGCCCTCCCGATTGACGCGACGCCGCGCTACTTCGACTCGCTCGTGCCGGAGGAACCGGGCTGGGCGCGCAAGTGGCCCATCGCCGCCGACTCGGCGCGGCCCGAGACCATCGACTATATGCAGCGCAACGGCTACCCGAAGCTCGTCGGCGCGCGCAAGGGTGCGGGCTCTGTCGAAGAGGGCGTCGAGTTCCTCAAGAACTGGGATATCGTCGTGCACTCGCGGTGCGTCCGCACCCGGCAAGAGCTTGCGGCCTACAAGTACAAAGTCGACAAGCAGACCGAACTCGTGCTGCCCGAGCTCGAGGATCGCGACAACAACGTGATCGATGCGCTACGGTATGCCGTCGAAAATCTCCGGCTTCGGCGCAAGCGTGCGGGCGTCTGGTAACTCGAGGGCCCACCCATGGCGATCACTTCCAACCCGGTCAAACGTACGTGGCGCTGGCTCATGTCGTCTCTCGCCGGCCTGCAATTCGGCGGCCAGCGCGACCTCTACGACGTGCTCGGCTACCCGCGCGAGCTCAACGCCGAGGACTACTTCGGCGCCTATCTCCGCGGCGACATTGCGGCCCGCATCGTGGACGCGTACCCGGCGGCGACGTGGCGCGAGTGCCCGACCGTGTGCGCGCTCGGCGACGAGAACGGCGAGGGCCCGTTCGCGCAAGCCGTCGAGCAGCTCAACAAGGACCTGAAACTATTTCAGGTGCTCCACCGCCTCGACCGGCTCGTGAACATGGGCCACTACGGCGTGCTGTTCCTCGGCCTGGGCGGCGCCGAGCAACCGAACCTGCCCGCGCGCCCGGGTGTGGCGTACAAGCTCGGGTACCTGAAGCCATTCGGCGAGCAGAGCGCACAGATCACGGCGTGGGGCACCGACCCCACGAAGCCCGACTTCGGGACGCCCGTGCGCTACAACCTCACGACCGGCGTGGACTGGGCGGGCTTCGGTGGTGGCCGGCGCTCGGTGATCGTCGATTCCTCGCGCATCGTGCACGTTGCCGAGAACGCGCTCGACGATCCGAGCATCGGGCTCCCGCGCCTCGAGCGCGGGTGGAACCGGCTCATGGACCTCGACAAGCTCGTCGGCGGATCGGCCGAGGTGTTCTGGCAGAACGCCGCGCAGCTCCGCGCGTGGAAGGCCGAAGCCGACGCGACGTGGGAGCCCGCCGATAAAGTCGCGATGGAGGAACAGATCGAGGAAATGCAGCACAAGCTACGGCGCGACGTGCTGCTCCGCGGCGTCGAGCCGCAAAGCCTCGCCGGCCAGATCGACGACCCCTCGCCGCACATCGACAAGGTGCTCGAGATCATCGCGGGCGCGTACGGTATCCCGAAGCGAATCCTGCTCGGCTCCGAGCAGGGCGAGCTCGCCAGCTCTCAGGACGAGAACAACTGGGCCGGCCGCATCGTCGAGCGCCGCGAGCAGCACGCCGGCCCGAACATCGTCCGGCCGACCATCGACAAGTTCATAGCGTTCGGAATCCTGCCCCAGCCCGAGGGCGGCGACTACGAGGTGAACTGGCCCGAGAGCGACACGCTCGGCGAGGTGCAACGCGCCGACATTGCGAGCAAGAAAGCCGCGGCCGTCTCGACGTACGTCGGCACGCCGGGCACCGAGCAAGTCGTCCCGCCCGAAGAGTTCCGCGTGTGGCTCGGGCTCTCGGAGGTGTCCGACTACGCGCCGCCGGAGGAACCGTTCGCGCCGGCGCCCGATCCGCTCGACGAGACGAACCCCGAGGTGAAGGCCGCGGCCGACGCCATGACGGCCAACGCTGCGCCGCGCTCGCTCTACGTTCGCCGCGACGTGCTCAACTGGCGCGAGCTCGCCGCCTGGGCGAAAGAGCAGGGCTTCCCGACGACCGTCGGCGAGGCCATGCACGTCACCATCGCGTACAGCCGCGCGCCCGTGGACTGGATGCGAATCTCGGAAGCGTGGAGCCGCGAAGCCGACGGCCAGCTCGTCGTTCCCGCGGGTGGCCCCCGGGTGGTGGAGCAGCTCGGCCCGGCGGGCGCGGTGGTGCTCGAGTTCAACTGCTCCGACTTGCGCTGGCGCCATGACCAGATTCGCGAGGCCGGCGCGTCGTGGGATTTCGTGGACTACACGCCGCACGTCACGATCACCTACGAGCCCGGCGAGGACGTGTCGAAGGCGCTCGAGAGCATCACGCCCTACGCGGGCGAAATCGTGCTCGGCCCGGAGATTTTCGAGCCCGTGGACGACTCGGTGAGCTACCGCGACACGATCACCGAAAACCGTCGGCGGCCGTAGATGATTCGTTTCCTCGTCTGGCTCTGGCAGCAGAGCCCGCCCCGCCACGGCTACGACCGGGCGAGCGGCGCAGCAAAGGTCAACCGCTGGGCCGCGATGATGCGCAAGCACGTCACGATCCCGCACGACCTCGCGTGCGTCACCGACTTGCGCGAAGGGATCGACCCGGCCGTCGAAATCATCCCGCCCCCGCGCACGCTCGACGCCCTCAAGGTGCCCGGGTGGAGCGAGAAGAACGGCGCGCCGCAATGCTACCGGCGTCTCGAGCTGCTATCGCCCGACGCGGAGCGCGTGTTCGGGTGCGACCGCCTCGTGAGCATGGACCTCGACATGATCGCGACGGCCTCGCTCGACCCGATCTTCGACCACGACGACGCGTTCCGAATCCTGAAGGGCACGAGCTCGGCGCGCCCGTTCAACGGCTCGCTGCTCGAGGTGACGGCCGGCGCTCGAGCTGACGTCTGGGCGCGATTCATGGCCGACCCCATGGGGATCGCCACCCAGGCGCGCAAGCACTACATCGGGAGCGATCAAGCCGTGCTCTCGCTCTTGCTCCCGCCCGACACGCCGCTCTTCGACGAGGGCCACGGCGTGTTCTGCTACGCGCCGCGATTCACTGCGCGCCATGGCAACGGCCGCGCGCAGCTCGCCCCGCCCCCGTTCCTTCGCTTGATGTTTTTCCCCGGCAACGTGAAGCCGTGGGGCGAGGCCGGCCGGCGCTACCCATGGATCGGCGACGCGTGGGAGGGCGTCGAGCGCGAGGTGCGGCCGGCGCGCGTCTGGTTCCGCGCGTACCGGGATCCGAAAGGCTGGGGCGGCGAGTTCGCGAAAGCGTGCCAGCGGCGGGCGATCCCGTGCACGATGTTTTCGCGCGCGGCCACGGTCGGGAACGGCAAGTGCTTCGTGCGGCTCGACCAGCAGGGCGCCCAGCGCGAGGTGTCGAAGAACCTCGTCTACGAGCTCCACGCGCGGGGCATCGTCACGCTACCGACGGTGGTGGAGGCCTCGTGGTACGACGACAAGGTGGCGCAGCTCCCCGCGCTCGAGCCGTGGCTACCGCCCACGGTGCATTGCACCGACGCCGGCACCGCGCACGCCACGGCGCTCGCGATCGCGGCGGGCACGCTCGAGGGCTTGCCCGGCTTCCCGATCATTTCGAAGTCGGCCGACTCGAGCGCATCGAAGGGCGTGCGGCTGCTCCACACGCTCGACGACGCCCTCTCGGAAATCGGCCGCGCGTTCGGCGAGGGAATCCCGACCGCGTACGGCCGCCGGCAACAGGGCTACGTCTACTGGCAGCGGTTCGAGCCCGGCAACGACCGCGACTATCGGGTGTGCGTGATCGGCTCGTACGTGTATGGGCTCGTGCGCGAGAATCGGCCGGGCACGCCGTTCGCGTCGGGCTCGGGCAACCACCGGCCGCTCACGCTATCGACGCCGCAAGAGGTGGCGGCCGCGGAACTCGCGGTCGAGGTCGCCGACACGCTCGGGACGAAGTGGCTCGCGTTCGACGTCGTGTTCCGCGACGAGGTGCCGTACGTGCTCGAGGTCTCGAGCGCGTGGACGCTGAAGGCGTACCATGACTGCCCGATGTTCTCGCGCCGCGGCCTGAAGCCGACGATCCGTACGGGCGTGCACGCGTTCGACGTCGCCGTGGAGGCACTCGAGAGCCTATGAAACCCGAAGCCACGAGCCGCGCGCACTCGCTCCTGAAAGCCGTGCACGCGCGCGCGGTGCTCTCGATTCGGGTGCTCGAGCGGGCGGTGCGCAAGCTCGAGCGGCGTGCTCGAGCTTCCACCGTCGCCCCCGCCGTGGCGATCCCCACGCCAGCGGTGGCGGTAGAAGCTCAGGCCAGCGCGGATCCGGCACCGCGATTCCCGCGGGGGCTTCGCACCCTCGTCGTAAATGCCGGGCGGCGCCGGCGCGACCCGACGAAAACGGCGCTGCTGCGCAAACAGTTCGAGAACGAGCTCGTGCGTCGATTCCGCGCGCTGAAGGCGAAGATCGTCGAGCAGATCGTGGACCTCGACGGCTTCGGCCTCGCGCCGCCCCCGGCCGGCCTGCAATCGCACCGGAAAGCGTTCGACTTCCCCCGATCCGCGGAAAAACGCGCGGCGTTTATGCGCTGGCTCCGGCAAGCCGAGCGGCAGGGAATTCTCGAGATTTCCGAGGGCGTGCCGATCACGAAGGCCGCGTCGACCGCGTGGACGAACGTCTACGTCGAGAGCGCGTACCAGAAAGGCATCGCCGACGCCGGCGCGAAGCTACGCCAGAGCGGCGCCAAGGTCGGGAACTCGTGGGTCTCGGGTGCGTTCAACCGCCCGATCCACGCCGACCGGATCGGCCAGCTCTACACGCGCGCGTTCTCCGACCTCGACAACATCACGGACGCGATGGACGTGCAGATATCGCGCGTGCTCGCGCAGGGCTTGCTCGAGGGCCGAGGCCCACGCGAGATCGCCCGCGCGCTTGCGGATCGCGTCGAGGCGATAGGCATCACGCGCGCGCGCGTGATGGCGCGAACGGAAGTGATCGCAGCTCACGCCGACGCCACGCTGAACGCGTACGACGAAGCCGGCGTCGCGGGCGTTGACGTCGAGGCCGAGTGGAGCACGACCGGCGACGACCGGGTGTGCCCCGAGTGCCAGGCGCTCGAGGGCCGGGTGTTTTCGATTGACGAAGCCCGTAACATGCTCCCGGCCCACCCGAACTGCCGCTGCGCGTGGCGTCCGAAAGTGATCAGCGGCGCCAACGGTCTCACCCTCATGTGGAGGCGCCCGCGAAATGACCGGAACTCTCACCACCGCGCGCAGCACCTACACGCGCAACGACGCAGCGGTTCGCCGGGAGCTGTACGACGGCCGCATGCACACAGTCGTGCCGGCGGTGCTGATCGTCGAGGGCGTCCTTAACGGCGCGTTCGTCTCGCGCGAAGAGATCGGCAAGTTCGCCGAAGCGTGGAACGGTCGCCCCGTGCCGATCCTTCACCCCATGGTGGAGGGCCAGCCCGTGTCGGCGTCGAGCTCGCCCGACATTCTCGAGCGCACGGCCGGCCTGATCTTCGGCGCAAAGCTCGACGTGGATCGGCTGCGCGGCGAGCTCTGGCTCGACGAGCAGAAAATGGACGCGCTCGGCGAGTCCGCGATGATCGGGCATATGCTCAACGGCGACAAAGTGTACGAGGTGAGCACCGGCTACTTCTCCGACGTGCTCGTTCAACCGGGCGTGTGGAACGGCAAACCGTACGCCGTGAAACACGAAAACCTGCGCCCCGACCACCTCGCCCTCTTGCCAGGCGAGATAGGTGCATGTAGCGTTGCCGACGGTTGCGGAGCGCCACGAGTGAACGTCGACCAGTCTGTCAAAGCTAAGATCGCCGCCGGCTTCGCGCTCGTGCTGAACGCGCTCGGCATGAAACCCACCGACTGCTCTTGCGAGGTTCAACCCATGAAGGCTTCCGAAATCGTCGCCGCCGCTCTTGCGATCAACAAGCGAGTCGCGGAGATCCCCGCCTTGAAAGACCTCGCCGTCAACTTCGACGTCGCCGAGCTCGAGAAGATGAGCGACGCCGGCCGCGCAGCGGTAATGGGCGCGATCAAGGCCCTCGAGAAAGCGGCGAACGCCGCGGCAGAAATGCCGATGGAGGACCCCGCGAAGAAGCCCGCCGCGAATGCCGCAGCCGCGGCCGCCGCAGCGGCAACCCCGATCACGCACGCCGACGTGGCGAAGCTCGTCGCCGACGGCGTGGCCGCCGGCCTGAAGGCGCACGCCGTCGAGCCCATCGTTCAGCGCATCCTCGCGAACAGCGCGAACGTGATCCCCGAGGGCGAGCTGCGCGCCATGTCGCTCGCGACGCTCCAAAAGCTCGAGGTCAACCTGCAGCCCGTGGACTACGGCCTGCAAGGTGCCGGCGTCGTCTCGCTCGTCGCGAACTCGAACGATCCCGAGGACGCGCCGCTCGTCGCCAACGCGGCCGGCGGTGTGCTCGTCGCCAAGAAAGCCGCGGCGTAACTCCCGAGTAGCAGCAGCCCCAGCAGGAGAAGCTCGATGACCAGCGCAACCACGCCCAAGACGGTAGACCTCGGTGACGCGTGCCGGCATATCCGCCGCGAGGCAGTCGCGGGCGGTGCGATCACGCCGGGAATGCTGCTCCGCGGCCCCGACTCGAACGACGAGGTGCTCGTCCACAATCAGGCCGACAACATCGCCGAGGGCATGTTCGCTCTCGAGTTCGATAAGACCGGCCGCACCATCGCCGACGCGTACGCTCAGGGCGATCAAGTCGAGTACGGCGTGTTCCCGAACGGCGCGCGCGTCTACGCGTGGCTGCAATCGGGCCAAAACATCACGAAGGGCGCCCTGCTCACGAGCTCGGGCGACGGCCGACTCAAGGTCGCCGGCAACACGTCCTTCGTCGTCGCCCGCGCGCTCGAGAGCGTGAACGCGTCGGGCGCGGCGGCGCGTATCCGCGTCGAGGTGTTCTTCGGCAAGGCCGCGGCGTCGGCCAACTAGTCTCAGGGTTCACGGCAGGCACTTAGGAGAAGTCGAATGCGTGGCGCAGCACTCCAAATCGCGACCGGGCTAATGAGCCCGCTCGGTGACGAAATCGCGCGGATTAGCGAGCAGCACGTCCTCGCGCGCCGGCCGTACATCAACCGCCGAGGCATTTCGGTGGTGGCGAACGTCGGAATCGTCGGCGGGAAAAAGGTGTACCGCGAGGTCGCCATGGGCCCGCACGTCAACGCCACGCTCCGCAAGGACGAGTGGGTCAAGCTCGACGAGCGCGTGATCGAGTCGAGCCGCGAACGGCTCGTGATCATCGACGACTTGCGCGCCGCCGGCCTGACCTACAGCGTAGGCGGCCTCGGCACGATCATTTCCGAGTGGGAAGCGTCGAGCGAAATCACCGACGCCGAAGTCACGATGGACGGCGAGACCCAGGCCGAGCAGGACCGCCAAGAGTTCACCATCAACGGCGTGCCCATCCCGGTCATTCAGAAGCCGTTCAAGATCGGCGAGCGCACGCTGCTCGCGTCGCGCACGCGCGGCGCAGCTCTCGACGTGACCACCGGTATCGAGGCGGCGCGCTCGGTGGCGCGCGTGTCCGAGAACATGGTGTTCAACGGCACCACGCTCGGCGCGGTGAAGTCCGCGGCCAACACGTACCAGATTTACGGCCTGACGAATTTCCCCGGCCGTGCGCTCGGTACGATTTCCGACTGGAGCAACCCGGCGACGACGCCCGAGACGATCCTCACGGAAATTCTCGAGCTCATTCAGACGATGGAGACGACCCACCGCAAGTACGGGCCGTTCCGTCTCTACATCCCGGGTGCCTACGCGTTCCAGTTCCGCCGCGACCTCAAGGCGAACAGCGACAAAACGCTCGAACAGCGCGTGCTCGCCATTGCGCAAATTCAGGCGATCCGCGTCTCGGACGTGCTCGCCGACGGCAACGTGCTGCTGATCCAAATGACCTCGGACGTGATCGACCTCGCGGTCGCCGCCGACGTCACGAACATTCAGTGGGCGAGCCCGAGCGGCTGGACGAACTACTTCCAGACGTTCGCGGCCTGGGCGCCCCGGATCAAGCAGGACTACGACGACCGCGCGGGCTATATCCACGCCACCGTCGGCACCTAGTCGCGACCGTTTCTAAGACCGCGGGCCGGCGGTGGTGGATACCGCCGGCCGCACCCTAACCGGAAGTGGGGGAGCAACCATGGGCCTCGTACGCGTTCGAATTGTGAAAGGCACGTACTCGACGCGGAACAGCGCCGGGCGCCTCGTGCACTATCGACCGCCCGAAGAGTTCAAGGTCACCCCACGCGTGCAGCACGCTTTCCGGGACGTCCTTCAGATCGTAGGCGACGAGGTGCAAGAGTCGCCTGCTCCCAACATTACGACGCGGCGAGACGCGTCGAAGAGTGGTGAGCCGGCGGGGGCGCAAGCTCCCGCCGGTCAACCCCACGTCGACGACGCAAGCAACCCACCCGGGCCCGACGAAGCACTCCCCCCCGAGGGGGGCGAGGCGGGATCCGGTAGCGCCGCCAGCGACGAGGCTCGAGACCCGCCAGCCCCGGCGGTGATCGATCGACCACCGACGCCCGCGCCGAGCGGCGCCGGCAAGCCGGCCCAAGCGTCGAAGCCGCTCCAACGTCGGGCCACCGCCCGCAAGGCGTAAGCCGTGGCCCTCGACGCCACCGTCGGCGGGCCCAGCTCGAACAGCTACCTCACCGTCGCCGAGGCCGACGCGTATTTCGACACGCGCCTCTTCTCGACCGTGTGGACCTCGGCGACGACCCAGCAAAAAGAGGCGGCGCTGATCCAAGCGACGCGCACGATTGACGCGAAGGTCACGCAGCCGTGGACGTTCGAGAACTTGCCCGACGGCTTCACCATTCGCCGCGTGGCGCTGCTCGGCCCCGACCAGAAGGCCTTCACCGTCTGGAACGGCGAGCCCGCCTCGAGTACCCAGGCGCTCGCATGGCCGCGCACGGGCATGGTGGACAAGCTCGGCAACGAGCTCGCCGACGACGTGATCCCGCAAGGCCTGAAGGACGCCGTGTGCGAGCTGGCGCTGTTGCTGCTCCAAAGCGACCGCACCGTCGAAAACCCGGCGGCCGTCGCCGGCCTGAAGGCGCTCACCGCTGGCCCGGTCTCGCTCGAGTTCACCGACCCGCCACCGAACCCCCAGCTCTTGCCCGACGTCGTGTTCCAGTTCCTCGTGCCGGCGTGGTGGTACGCGTTCGTGCTCGAGAAAGGCGTGCGCGCGTCTATCGAGGTCATCTGACGTGGGCCTGCGCGATCTAGTCGCGAGCGGCGTCGCTCTCGCCGACTCCCTCACCGCCGACTTGCAGCCGACCGTTCAGCACGAAGCGTGGACCGGCAACGACGGCTTCGGCGGTGCGACGTATGCGGCCGCCGTGCCGCGCGCGGCGATCATCGAGCGCAAGCAGCGGCAAGTACTCGACGCTCAGGGGCAAGAGGTCCTGAGCGAGACGACTATCACGATTCTCCGGCCCGTGGCCGCGAACGGCGCGCCCGACCGGTTCGAGCCCATCGATCCTCGCGACCGGTTCACGCTCCCGGACGGCACGACCGGGCCGATTCTGTCGATTGAGTCGTTCACGGATCGCCAGACCGGCGCCGGCTACTTCGCGCAGGTGTTCCTCGGCGCGGGCGGTGCACGGTGAACGGCGTGCCCACGGCCATTCTCGAGAAAGCGTTGAACGAGCTGCGCACGACGACGAGCTCGAACCTCGAGAAGCTCGCGGCCGCCGCGGTGGTCCTGCTCGACGCGGCGCTGTCTGAAGAACTCGCGGCGCGATACGACGCCGAGAAGCAAGGGTAGAGTACTCCACCGCTACGGGCGGCGAGGGAACCAGGTGGCCAGCCGAGTCTTAGGCCTCGAGGACGTCAAGAAGAACCTCAATCGCGAGATAGCCGCGATCAAGGGGCGCACCTATGCCGGGCTGCTCGCGGCCGGCCTCTTCGTCGAGGGCGAGGCCAAGGCTCTCGCGCCCGTGGACACTGGCGCCCTCAAGAACAGCGGCTACACGCGCAAGGCGCCCGGGCCGCTGGCCGTCGAGGTCGGGTTCTCGGCCGCGTACGCGATCTTCGTGCACGAGAATCTCGAGGCCCGGCACCACGTCGGGCAGGCGAAGTTCCTGCAAACCCCGCTCGATACGAAGCGCGCGCAAATTCTCGCGATCATCCAAGAGCGCGCGCGCGTCGGGGGCAAGGAATGAGCCCGGCCCATGAGCTCGCGCTCTACCTCGTCGCTCAGGGCGTGTGCTCGAGCTTCGGCGAGGACGTGCACGTAGACCGCGAGCCCGCCACGCCGGCCGACGTGGTGACGCTCTACGACACGGGCGGCGTGGACGTGCTGCCCGACATAGAGCTGCACACGACCACGATTCAGGTGCGCGTGCGCTCGACCGACCGCGAGGCGGGCTACGAGCTGCAAGAGCTGATCGCCGCCGCGTTCCTGAAGCCCCGAGCCGTCGCCGAGAACCAGCCCGTGGCGTTCGACGCCGAGGGGCACCGGTATATCGCTTTCGCCGCGCGCGGTGATATCGTCTCGCTCGGCCGCGACGACAACGGGCGCGCCCTGTTCACCGCGAACTACGAGCTGCAACGGCAACCTTTGGAGACGACTACATGAGCGGAGAGATCGGTTACAACGGCCGCGAGCTGGTAATCCTCAAAGCGAGCGTCCCCATTGCCGCGGTGACGACGAAGAGCGCGGCGCACAACCGCGAGGGCGTGGACGTCACCACCGACGATTCCGCCGGCAACCGCACGCTGCTGCCCGACCCGGGCATGCGCGCGATGGATATGTCGGTGGAGGGCGTCGTCACGGTGGACAACGGGCAGGACTTCCTCGAGGAATGGAACGGCACGGTGAACAGCGACGTCGGCGTGCGCTACCCCGACGGCACGGTCGCCACCGCGGCGCACGGCTTTTTCCTCGGCAACCTCGAGTTCAAGGGCGAGTACAACGGCCGCGTTTCGTTTACGGCCCAGCTACTCTCGAGCGGCGCGGTCACGTTCGCCCCCGGTAGCTAGTGTCGACGCTGAAGAAAACCCTCGTCCTCGTCATAGCCGGCGAGGAAATCCCGCTCGAAGTCACGATGCGGGTGATCGAGGCGCTCGAGCGCACGTTCGACGCCAACGCGCTCACCGTCGCCGCCGTGGACCTCGCCAACACGCTGCGCGTGAAGCGTTCCCAGGTGGCCGACGCGATTCTCGAGTGGCTCCGCGTCGAGAAAGCGAAGCCCACGCAAACGCGCGCGGAAATGCGCGAGGCGATCCTCGGCGCCCCGCCCGAAGAGTTCGCCGCGCTGGTCGGGTGCCTACAGGCCGCCGCGCTCTTCACGATCCGCGACCCGACGAAGCCGAACGGCCGCATGATCGACGACGAGCAGTTCGCCGAGCTCGCCAACGGCAAGGACCTACCCGAAAAAAAAGCCTCGCCGACAAGCTCGACGACCTCGAGCACTCCCGCGCCCACCGCCTAAGCGTCGATCTCTACGAACTCGTCGTCGGCCGCTGGGGTTTCCCGCCGTCCGAGTTCTGGGCTATGTCGCCCGCGGAAGTGTGGACCGTCGCCGAGGCTCGTAAGCCACCGCCGAAGGTGGGTAACATGCCGCTGGCGCAGTTCGAGCACCTCTCGCGCGTCCTCGACGACGCCACCGCCCAAGCCGCAGCGAAGAAAACGGGGTGAGCCATGCCGTCTCTCGGTGATCTAGTAGTCCAGATCGGAGCCGAGACCGCGGGCCTCGACGTCGGCGCCGCCAAGTCAATCACGACGCTGAACAAACTCGGCGGCGTCATGAGCGATATCGTCAAGAAAGCGACGGCCGTGGGTGCGGCGAGCGTCGCGGCCGGCGTCGCCATCGCGCTCTCGTCGGTGAAGTCGGTCGACGCGACCTCGCGCTTGGCGAACCAGCTCAACGCCACGATAGGCGGCCTGCGCGCGGCTCAGGACGCCGCCGAGAAGTACGGCGTCTCGAGCGACGAGCTCGCGCAATCGCTGTCCGTCATGAACGCTCGGCTCGGCGAGGCGCAGCGCAACGCCCTCGCGCCGGCCGCGATCATGCTCAAGCAGCTAGGGCTCAACGCCCAAGAGCTCGGCAAGCTCGACGTCGACCAGCGCGTGGCCGCGATCGCCGACAAGGTGAAGGAACTCGGGCTCTCGAGCTCGCAAACGGCCGACCTCTTGCGGCAGTTCGGCATTCGCTCGGGCGAGCTGACCGCCCTGCTCCAAGCCGGCGGCGACCAGATTCGCCAGAGCCGCGAGGAAATGGAGCAGCTCGGCCTCGCCATGAGTGCCGTGGACGCGGCCAAGGTGGAAGCCGCGCAGCGCGCGCTCGAGGACATAGGCGACGTGCTCGACGCGATCAAGGACCGGATTGCCATCGGCCTTGCGCCCTATATCCAAGAGATCGCGACCCGGTTCACCGACGCGGCGAAGGCCTCGGGCTCGTGGCAGAACGAGACCGACGCGGCCATTGCGTTCGTGCTGCGCGGCATTGGCAAGGTGGCCGACGTGCTTCAGGGCGTGCGCGTGGCGTTCAAGGCGGCCGAGGTGGTGGGCATCGCATTCGGCGCCGGCATCGTGTCGGTGCTTCAGATCGCGACCGAGGCGTTCGTGTCGTTCCGCGACACCGGCTCGAAAGTAATCAACGCCCTGATCGAGCAGCTAAACCGCATCCCCGGCGTGGACATAGCCAAGATCGATCTGTGGACCGACTCGGCTTTCATGCAGGGCTTCCGCGGCATGGCCGACGAGCTCCGCGACAAAACCGTCCAGATGGAGGGCGAGCTTCACGACCTCGCCATGCAAGAGCTACCGAGCGACAAGGTAGAGGCGTTCCTCGAGGCCGTGCGCGTGCGCGCCGAGGCCGCGGCGAACGCGACGGTGCGGGCTCGAGAAGAGCTGAAGGCGGCCAGCCAAGAGGGCCTCGCCGGATTCGGCGAGGACACGAGCAAAGAGGACGAGCGCAAGAAAAAAGAGGCCGAGCGCGCGCGCGAGCAACTGCAGGCGAAGCTCGACCTCGCCCTCGAGTTCGGCAAAACCCAGACCGAACTCGAGATCCAGCAGCACGAGGAACGGCAGAAGATTCTCGACGAGGCGTTGGCGGCCCAGCTCATTTCGCAGGCCGACTACTACGAAGCGTCGATCATGGAAGAGGCCGCGTACAACGCGAAGATCGAAGAGCTACGGAAGGCGCACCTCACCGACCTGCAAAAGTTCCAAGAAATGTCGAGCGGCCAGCAGGTTAAGACCGTGGTGGGCGCGCTCGTGAACATGACCGCCGGCACCGCGCGCGAGAACAAGCGCATGTTCGAAATCAACAAGGCCGCGGGCATCGCGAACGCGATCATTTCCACGTACGAGGGCGTGACGAAGGCCCTCGGCGCGTATCCCCCGCCGCTTTCGTTCGTCATGGCCGGCCTTCAGGCCGCGGCGGGCTGGGCTCAGGTGTCGTCGATCAAGAGCCAGACGTTCGGCAACGGTGGCGGGGCGGCGCCCTCGCTCGCCGGCTCGACGGCCGCGCCGCCGGTCTCGCCAGTCGCGAATGGCGGTGGCGGTGCGGGTGGCGGGCAGGTGATCACCGTGGCCGGCCTCGGAGTCGGCGACATTTTCAGCGGCAAGGCCGTGCGCGACCTGATCGAGCGGTTGCAAGAGGCGCAGAAAGACGGCGCGAAGGTGGTGCTCGCGTGATCACGATTCCGACCGACGCCGAGGAACCGAACAACCCCCGCATCGGGTGGCACAACCTCGTGACGTTCGACAACATCGCGGCGTCGGCGAGCGACCCGGCGTTCCCCGTGACGAATCTCGGCGACGGCAACACGTACGCGAAGTGGAAGGGCACGACAACCGGCGCCCATTCGCTCGTGGTGGACCTCGGCGGCGCCGTCGAGGTGTCCTACGTGGGGCTCGCCCGGCACAACCTCGGGAGCAGCGGTGCGAGCTACACCGTCGAGAGCTCGGCCGACGGCGTGAGCTACTCGACCATCGCGGGCCCCGTGGAGCCCGGCGACGATTCGGTGATCGTGCACGAGTTCGCGCCAGTGACGCAGCGGTTCGTCCGCGTGACGATAGGCGCCGGCACGCTCGTGCCGTCCCTCGCCGTGCTCTACGTGGGGCGAATTCTCACCCTCGAGCGGCGCCTCTACGTCGGGCACTGCCCGTTGCCGTACGGGATCAACGCCGACGTCTCGAGCGGGCGCAGCGAGAGCGGTGAGTTCCTCGGGCGCATCGTGCGCCGCACGTTCTACGAGACGACGTTCTCGCTCATGAACCTCACGCCGGAGCACTGGCGCGACGACGTGGCGGCGTTCCAATCCGCGGCCGTGCACACGCCGTTCTTCGTCGCATGGCGCCCGAGCGATTACCCGGCCGAGATCGGCTACGTTTGGTCGAAGGACGACATGAAGCCGCAGAACCAGCGAAGCAACGGCATGATGCAGTTCGACTTCGCGGTGCAGGGCGTGCTCGCGTGAACGTCGTCACCGTCGTCGAGATCGACGTTCCGCGTTGCCAGCTCACGTACGGCGTGGCGCCGTGCGCGGCGGTGCTCGGGACGACCGGCGACCGTAAGTGCTTCAATTCCCGCGCGACGTGTCAGGACCTCGCGAACTACGACCCGGCGTCCTACACGCTCCGGTTCGTGCGGCCGAGCGCCGACGTCGAGGCCTTCGACGCGATCCCCTCGCTCGCGGGCGTGAGCGTCACGCCGCAAGTGATAAACCCGGGCGTGGACTTGGGCCAGCGCGAGAGCGTGAGCCTCTCGTTCGTGGACCACCCCGACTCCGACGCGCTCTTCGACAAGTACATCGCCGACCGCGGCTACAATCCGTACAACCGCGGCACGTTCTGGGGCCGGTTCCGCGCCCGGTTCCCGACGCTGAAGGGGCGCGCGCTGCGCGTGTATCGCGGCGAGAGCGGCCAGGCGCTCGCCGACATGCGCGTCTGGCACTACGTGATCGACTCGACCGCGGGCCCGGCGCAGGGCAAGTTCGCGATCGTCGCGAAGGACGCGCTGAAGCTCGCCGACGGTGACACGGCCCAGGCGCCGCAGATCAACACCGGCACCTTGCTCGCGCCGCTCGCGGCGGGGGCGACGTCGGCCACGCTATCCCCGGCGGGGATCGGCAACCTCGAGTACCCGGCGAGCGGCAAGTGCTCGATTGGCGGGAACGAGGTGTGCGAGTTCACCCGGGCCGACGACGTGCTCACGCTCGTGCGCGGGCAGAGCAACACGGAGGACAAGAACCACGACGAGGACGAGCTCGTGCAGGTGGGGCTCATTTTCGACGCGCAGCGGCCGTCGGATATCCTCTACGACCTCTTCACGATCTACACGGACATAGACCCGGCGTGGCTCCCGCTCGCCGACTGGCAAGCCGAGGTCGACACGTTCCTCGGCCGACTGTTCGGCGCGGAAATCTACGACCCGACCGACGTGAAGAAGCTCGCCAACGAGCTGATCGAGCAGTGCGGCCTCGTCATTTGGACCGACACGGAAACGCAACGCGTGGAGCTGCGCGTGTTGCGGCCGGTCTCGAGCACGGTCTCGGTGATCGACACCACCCGCATGGTGCTCGGCTCGTACAAGGCGCAAGAGCAACCGAGCAAGCGCGTCTCGGAGGTGTGGACGTACTTCGGCCTCGTGAACCCGCTCGCGAAGCTCGACGACAGGAACAACTACCGCTCGGCCGCCGTGGACTTCGACCACCTCGCCGACGATGCCGAGCCCGTGGCGATCAAGAAGATTTTTTCGCGGTGGATCCAGCTCTTCAACCGGAGCGCCGCGGAGCGGCTGAACTCGCTACAGATCGCGCGCTATTCCAAGGCGCCGCGCAAGTTCTCGTTCGAGCTCTGGCGCACCGACCCGGCCGCTCCCGCGATCGGCACCGGCACCCGCCTCGAGCATTTCGAGCTTCAGGACGACACGGGGGCGGACACCATCGCGCCGGCGCAGGTTATCTCGTACGAGTTCGGCGACGACACGACCGCCCTACAGGCCGAGGAAATGCTGTTCGCCGCCGACGTCGAGGGCAAGTCCGTCACCATCGACGTGGACGCGTTCAACGTGAACCTGCGCGACCTCTACGACGAGTTCTACACGCCGCCGGCCCAGTACGAGGCCATCACGTTCCGCGTGCTGGCGGGCGTCACGGTGGGCTCGGTGCCGGGCAAGATCACGATCCCGCAGAGCCCGTACAACTGGGACTTCGAAAGCGGCGACACGGGCTGGGTGTTCACCGGCTTCGGCTCGCATCGGATCGACACGACCGACCCCGTGGACACGGGCACGTGGTCTATGAAGCTCGGCTGGGAGGACAACCCGAACGCGCAGGCGCTCTTCGCGACGTCAACGGCGCGGATCGCAGTCAACCCGGGCGACGTGATTCAAATGGCGAGCCGGGTTATCAGCGAGGCCACGGGCAGCGACTACGCGCGGATCATGCCGCAAATTTGCTGGTACGACGCCGGGGGCTCGCTGCTCTCGTTCACCGAAATGCCCCCCGACTCGACCATCGTGGGCGGCGAACCGCGCATCAACGTGTCGGGCCTCTCGACCGCGGCCGCGAACCTCGTGTGGGTAACGCTCACGCTGCTCGGCGTCGCTCCCGCGGGCGCGGCGTTCTGGGGCCCGCGGATCAAAGCGGCGTGGGGCGACGCGCACTGGACCGTGGACGGTATCAACGCCGAGATTTCCGTGCCGACCGAGATTCGCCCGGCCATGGAGGTGGGCGACTGGCCGGAGCTGCCCACGCTCTCGCTGATCGTCGAGGGCGACATTTGCGGCGCGGGCGGCGAAGGCGGCGACGGCAAGGTGCCGGTCTCGGGCGGCCGGATCGTCGCGCAGCCCGGCCGCGACGGTGGCACGGGCCTCAAGGTGCGGTACCCCATCGCGATCACGAACACGGGATCGATTCGCGGCGGTGGTGGCGGTGGCGGTGGCTGCTCGAGCGGCGGGGCGACGACGTACGGCCGGCCGGGCGGTGGTGGAGCTGGCGTGCTCGGCGGCGACGTCGGCGAGCCGAACAGCGGCGCGTTCCCAGGCGCGCCCGGCACGAAGGACGCGGGCGGCGCGGGCAACACGAGCAACACCACGTACGCCGCGGGTGCCGGCGGTGGCCCGGGCTTGCCCGGCGCGGACGGCGAGCCCCAGTCGCCGAGCCCGCCCGGACCCATGGGCGCTGACGACTTCGGCGGCGCGGGGGGCGCGGCCGGCTACGCAATCGACGGCGACTCGTTCGTCACGCTGAGCGGTGCCGGATCCGTCGTGGGCCCGACGATATGAGCACGCCCGCCGGCTACCTCGGCCGCGAGATGCGCGTGTTCGTCGACGGCATTCTCGTCGCCGCCGTGCGCGCGAAGTCGGCGAGCTTCGGCCGCGAGGTCATCGAACTCACGAACGGCGAAAAGGACGGCTGGCGCCGACTGCTCGAGGCGCCCGCCGGCATCACGCTCGACCTATCGGTGCAGGGCGTAACGACGGTCGACAACATCGATCTGTTCCGCGGGTGGTGGCTCGACGACGAGCTCCACGTGCTCGAACTGCTCTTGCCGTGGGGCGGCGTTATCTCGAGCGCCGACGGCGCCTTTCTCTCGAGCCTCTCGTTCGGCGGCGAGTCGGCGACGCACGTTTCGTTCGCCGCGCAGTTCCAGCTTTGCGGCGCGATCATCTTCGCGAGCTCGAACTACTTCACGAGCCGACCGTATGCGCTCGAGGTGACGGACGCGCTCGACATTACGGCGGTGCTCACGCGCGGAATTTTCATGCCGACGCCGAGCGACGACGCCGACTTCTTCGCCGAGGTGCTCTCGGGCACGCTGGCCGAGGTCCTTCAGAGCTACGGCAACTACGCGCCCGAGGAACTCGACTTTGACGCCGACCTGTTGTCGGGCACGCTCGCCGTGGCGCTGCGCACGTACGGCAATTATGCGGCCGAGGGCTTCGACTCCGACGCCACGCTGCTCTCGGGCACGATAAAGGTGGCCGTGATCGACTACACCGAGTACGCGCCCGAGGGGATAGACTCGACCGCCACGATTCTCTCCGGCACTCTGGGGGCGCCATGAACGAAGCACCGCGCATTTGGACCCGACGACCGACGATCCTCGAGCCCCGCCGCGAGCTGATCCTGCGCGCCGGCCTGAGCGGGCACTTCCGGCTCACGGTGCACAAGGGCGACCCCGCGCGGCCGCGCCGCGTGCTCGACTTCGACAACCTCATAACGACGGCCGGCCTCGACTTCATCGGGGGTTCGACGACGTATATCGAACGGTGCGCGGTGGGCACGGGCACGAACACGCCCGCGATAACCGACACGCAACTGCAGACCCAGATTGCCGCGACCAGCACCGTCATGAGCACGAGCACCGCGGACGAACCGAGCCCGGGCCCTTACTTCGGCCATGCAACGATCAACTTCCGGTTCGGCCAGGGCGTGGCCGCCGGCAACCTCACCGAGATCGGCGTGGGCAAGCTCTCGGGCACGCCCGTGCCGCTCTTTTCTCGAGCCCGCATCGTTGACGACGACGGCGACCCGACGACGCTGACGATTCTGAGCGACGAGTTCCTCGACGTCTCGTACACGCTGCGCATACACCCGCCGACGTCCGACCTCGTGAGCACGGTGGTTATCGGCGGGCTCACGTACGACTTCACGTTGCGCGCCTCGAACGTCACGAACGACAACGACTGGCTTCCGGGCCCCACCGGCACGTTCGGCGGTGCGCCGTTCTCCACCGGCTCGGTGATCGTGTACCAGACCCAGACGCTCGGCGCGATCACGGCCACGCCCGCCGGCACGAGCACGGCCGATGCTGCGAGCGTGACGAACGCCGCGTACTCGAACGGCAACTTCTACCGCGACTGGACCGCCTCGTGGGGCCTCACGGGCGGGAACATGGGCCTCGGGATCGGCGCTCTGAAAACGATCATGGGCACCGGCGCTCTCGGCGTCGGACGTGCGGGCGCGTTCCAGATGAGCTTCGCGAAGAACCCGGGCGGCCAGACGATCCCGAAGGACTCGACGAAGATCATGTCGCTCACGTTCCGGCACTCGTGGGACCGGCACCCCGAGACCTAGCAGGGAGCCCGCGTGGCGCTTCCGCAAAACGTCCTCTCGAGCGAGCCGATCGTCGCGGCGTTCAAGTCGCCGCGCGACCGCGTGAAGCTCCCGCTGATCGATTACGAGCTCGGCGGCGACGATATTCAGGACCCGGCACACGGGCTCCGCGTGAAAGTGTGGACCGGCCGCTACTCGGCGGGCGTGTTCACGCTCGAGGCCGACGATGTGCCGGCGGTGGCGATCTACAGCCGCGCCGACGTCGTGGAGTTCTCGTTCACGTTCGACCAGAACATGCAGCCGTTTCTCGCGTTCCAGCTCGCGAACGGCTTCGCGTACTACCGCTGGTTTGACGCCACGGTCTCGGCGTTCGTCGTCGAGCAGCTCCCGCCCGGTTCGCTCCACCCGCGCTGCGCGCTCGACGACAAGCGCGCGAGCCAGGGCAGCGTGTCGGATATCGTGCTCGCGTACATTCGCGACGCCGCCCTGATCGTGCGCGAGCAGCGCGACCGGTTCGACACCGAGTACGTGCTGGCCGAAGAGCTCACGGGCTACCGGCTCGACAACGTGGGCATGAACAAGGTTCTCCGGTTCCAGTTCAAGCTGATCGGGCCGAGCGTCACGGCCGACCCGCTCACCGAGCCCGGCATCACGCCCGTGCTCACGTCGCTCTCGCCGAGCTCGAGGCAGGAGGACCTCGGCGCGTTCACCCTCGTCGTGAACGGCGCGAACTTCATGGGCTCGGGGCGCTCGACCGTGTTCTTCGACGGCTCGCCGCTCGCGACGACGTTCGAGACGAGCGCGCGGCTCACCGCCCTCGTGCCGGCGGGCGCCGTGGACGACGCTGGGAGCTTCGACGTTTTCGTTCACACGTCGCAACCGCTCACTGGCTCCGAGGATTCGAACACGCTCCCGTTCACCGTCGTCGGCGTGCCCACCATCGTCGACGACGGTACAGGCCTCGAGCCCCCGCGCGTGTCGATTGGCGACCCGGCGTTCTCGCTCGCGGTGCATGGCACGAACTTCACGCCGACGACGGTGGTGCGGTTCGAGGGCTCGCCGCGCGTCACGCACTACGGTAGTTCTACGGTACTCACGGCCGACATGCTCGCCGAGGATATCGACTCGCTCGGCTCGTTCCTGATCGACGCGAACGAGCCAGGCGTCGGCACCTCGAACGCCGTGCCGCTCTTCGTCGTGGCGCCGATCCCGGAGATTACCGACATCGAACCGCCCGAGGCCTTCGCCGGCTTCGGCGCCGTCATTGTCACCGTTACGGGCTCGAGGTTCGATCCGACGAGCGTCGTGAACTTCAACGGCTCGCCGCGCGCGACGAGCTACATCGACGAGAACACGCTCGAGGCGCTCTTCACCGACGACGACATGGCCACGGCGCAGCACGCCGAGGTCACGGTGACGCGCGCGCCCCAGACCTCGCTGCCTTTCGAGTTCCGCGTCCGGGTGCTTATACTCGAGCCCATGCTGCGCGCTGCGACGTGGGTACGAGCCGAAGAGGAACCGATCGCGACCCCGGTCAACGCGGTCTATCGGTACGTTCAGCGCACCGGCACTATCGTCGGCGTTTCGATTGTGACCGGCGAGGACGTGGACGGCGATTGCGTCATCGACATTCGCAAGGTGCCGACCGTGGACTTCCCGCCCGACTCGGGCGATTCAATCGTCGGCGGGAGCCCGCCGGAAATCAGCAGCGGCCGCACGTACGTCGACGCCGTGCTCTCGGGCTGGGACGTCGCCGTGACCGAGGGCGACTGCCTCGCGTTCGTCCTCGAGAGCTGCGCCAACTTCTCGTTCGTGTCCGTTGAGCTCGAGATCGAGGAGACCCCACCGTCATGACGACCAGTTCCCGCGCGTTTTCGATTGACCACCAGACCGACGCGAGCTTTCGCGCTTGGGTGGCCGAGTTCAAAGCCGGCCTCGACGTGCTCGCGGCCGGCGGGTTCCTCACGCAAACCGCGGACACGGGCCAGTTCGCGAACTCGGCCGAGACGAAGCCGGCGACGAACACGACCACGCCCTATCTGATCTACAAGCTCACCGACTCGCGCAACGCGACGGCGCCGCTCTACATCAAGTTCAAGTTCGGCACCTCGACGAGCTCCACGCGCGTCCGCATCGACATGCAGATCGGCCCGAGCACCGACGGCGCCGGCGCGATCACGGGCACGGCGAAAACGTCCGTTATGCGCTGCGACTCGGCCGGCGGTGGCTTCACGGGCGCGGCCTCGCACACGACGTACATGTGCGCGGTGGACGGCGTGTTCTGGTTTATTCACGCGGCGCGCAGCGTGAACACCTCGAACAGCGCCAACTTCGGCAAGGTGGAGCGCTCGTTCGACTCGAGCGGCGCGCCGGACGACATTGGCGCGCAGCTCTACACGTTCTACAACGGCGCGAACGCGTTGCACCACGTTCGCTTCGCAGCGACGGCGGCCGCGTTGCTCGAGCAGGGCTCGCACCTCAACGGCGCGTGCTACATCGGCACGATTCTCACGGCCGAGGCGGCCGGCACCCTCGTCGGTGGCATCCCCCAGGTGAACCCGCTCTTCGGCGCGAACCCGGCGCTGTGGCCGCTCTTCGGTTGCCACGCCATCAAAACGTCGGAGGTCGCTGAGTTCGCGACGTACACGTTCACGCCCTACGGCTCGACGTCGCACACGTACATGAACGGCGGCCTCTGCGCTGATCGCCCGTGGACGAATGCGACGGCGGGCGTGACCTCGACGAATTGGGGCCTCGGCCTCATCTGGGAGTAGCGCCGTGACCGACAAGGTAGGGTGGACGAAGGACTACCCGGACATAGGAATCGCGCCGCTCACCGAGCGCCAGCTCATGCCCGCCGATGCGGACCTCACGGGCCCGCGCGTCGCGGTGGCCGCTGGCTACTACACGTGGATTGTCGTCTGGCAAACCGTCGGTGGTCCCGCCGTCCCGCCCGCGCTCGGGTACTGACGCCCGAGAATTCTCGAAAATATTCGAAAAAAAGGCCCCTCGCGGGGCCTCAATCACCGTTCCGGGCTCTCGTCCCTCGCCCGCCATCGGTGGCACCCACCGCGCGTATGCAAGGCCGGCCCGTGTTTCCCGTTTAGTCGGTGCGCTCGCTGCTCGTCTCGAGACCTTCGAGGCGCAGCTTCAGCCGCGCGACGCCGATCCCGGACGGCTCGCCGCGCAGCACGCGGCCGACACCCTCGCCCACGGCGTTGCCGATAGCGGAAATGTCCGCGAGCTGTGCGCTCGAGAGCTTCGCGAGGCGCCGCCCGAGGTAGTCGCGCAGCGCGGTCGAAATCATCGGTGGCAGATCCAGCTCAGGAACGAGCCGGCGTTTTTTCTTCGTCGTGGTCTCAGTCATCGGGCCCTCTCTCGGTGGTGGTGCTGCAGCCTCGCCGAATCCGGCGCGGGGATCACGCCGCCATCTATGGCGAGCGTCGACCCACGCTATCGGCGTCGTGTACGCTCTGGCCCGCGCGATCCTTCCGGGCGCGCGTTCCTTCGTTGCTGATGGAACGGTCGGGGGCCTCACGGTCCCCGACCACCTCACGGCGCCGCGTGCGGCTCGCGTTCCAGTCGAGCCACGGCCACAAGCCGCGCGGGCCATCCCATTCGCCGTGCGTCATGGCGAGACCTTGCTCACGATCACCGCCGAGCCCGGCACGGGCCGCGTTTCCGTGTAGCCTTTGCCCGTGTCGGCGTAGGGCGTCATGTCCTGCTCGCTCGCCGCAACGTCACCGCTCGCGATGCAGCGGCGAATCAGCGAGAACGCGTGCCGCGGGCTCGGTGCCGCGAGCACGGCCCAGCGCGACCCGGTTTCCTTGTCGCCGAGAAAGTAGAGCACGCGACTCCCCCCCGCGAGGCGTCGGGCGTGTGCTTCGGCGAGGATCGGAACGAACGTCGCGAAGTCGTGGAGCTTCACGCGCCGAACGCGCGCCGGGCTCCGCGAACGATCACAACGGCGACGAGAGCGCACGCGGCGAGTATCACGAGTTCCATGGTCGGGCCCTCAACGGGTAAGAACGGGTGCGGGAATAGTGCGCCAGACGCCCGAGCCGGGCAAGGCCCGGAACGTGACCAACTACAAGGTTTTGTTAGAGATAGTTGTTGTAGAGCAGGGGGTTTTCTGTGCATAACTCGCATAGAACGGCGCCCCGCCTGGGTTTGAGGCTGTGCACAACTACTAGAACAACCCGTGCGTTCGGGTGGATACCTTAGCCCGAGCGGATCACGCCCACGGGATGCGCACACGATGTTCACAGATTATCCACTGGCCGAGCACGCCGGTCAGGGCGACGAAAAGCCGGATTCGGCCGCCCCGGAGTAGCGGGGGGGTGCCTGATCGTGCCCCACGGGCGATTTTACGAGGCCGCCGGTTTTCCAGAATCGGCCGGATCGGGCGCCGCTGGCGTCTCGAACACTTGCCGGAGCCGGGCGAGCGAGTCGGCGAAGTAGTGGCGCCGGAGCTCGGCCAGCTCCCGCGAGCGGCGCGCGTAGGTCTCGAGGTACTCGCCGAGGCGCCGTGCGTCCTCGGCTTGCGTGATTGTGGCAGGGTCCTCGTTCTCGAGGACGAGCCGGAGCACGCCGCGCACGTAGTACGGGGGCTTAGTCCAATCGACCTCGGAGCCGTCGGGCCCGACCGTCACGCGTAGCGGTGCGAGCTGGCGGCGTCGAGCTCGGGCCGGATCACGGCCGGGAACTCGGGCTGCTCGGCAATGAGCCAGGGCGGCGCGCCCTTACGGATCCAGCACCGCCGCGCATGATCCCACCGATAGCGGGCCGCGGGCTTGCCGGAGAAGTTCACGAAGCAAACGTTGCTCGTGGCTCCGAGTCTGGTGACGTGAAACGAGCGGCGCACGTCACGCCCCCGCCTCGTTATCGAATCGGAACGTCGGGTCATAGACGTCGCCGAGCGAGACCTTGCCCCCGAAGAACTTGAACAACGCGCGGGCGACCTCTTGCGTGGGCCGCTGAACGCCGCGCTCGAGCCTCGACATATTCGACGAGTCGGTGCCGACGGCCTCGGCCACCTCGCGCACGGTGAGTTTCCGACGCTTGCGCTCGGCCCGGAGGCGGGTTTCTTGGGCGGGGGTGCTCACGGGGGCATTGTGCACCGCGCGCCCGAGGCCGGGCAAGCCGCGCCCGGCATAGGTGGGCACTAGTTAGGCCCTAATTATGCCCGTTTCGGGCGTCAAAACTGAGACTTCCGTCCCTTGTTTTCGTGCGCGAAACGCCCGTTAATGGGCTCGTGTTCGGCGGGTCTCTGGGACCCCAAACGGCCCACGGGCCCGAGACGGCAAACGAGACCCCGCCGAGCACACAACCCCCGGGACGGCAAACCCGGGCCACGAACGGAACCGGAGGACACCATGAAAACGCGCCCGCTTTCTCTCAAGCCCCGCAGCGACCAAGGCCGCAAGCTCGAACAGATTCACCGCGCCGCGCTGCGCGAGTCGATCACGCGCGAGCAAGCGAACCAAGAGGGCGCCCGCGGGGTGCTCCAAGTCATGCCGCTCGCGACGCTGTGCCTCGTCGCCCGCGGCCACCTCTCGCTCGACATGCTCGCTATCGACGAACTCGCGAACCGCGGGATGGATGCGGCGGGCGAGTGGGTAGGGTTCGAAAAGGCCCGCGAACTCGCGGCCGAATACAAGTCGCACCTCGGGGGCTAACCATGACGACGAACGAACGCAACGCGATGCCGGAGCAGCTACGCAAGAACTCACGCGCGGACGGTGCGGGAATGCGCCGCCTGACCGAACTTGAGCTGCACGGCTACGCCGGGATCGAGGGCGAGCCGAACGAGGCACGCATCGGCGAGGTGCGGCTGCATGGCGAAATCACCGCCGAGGTGGTGCTGTGCGACTCGGCCCTCGGCTTCTACTACTTCGGCCCGAACGACGAGCAGCGCGGGTGGCAACTGAACGCCCCGCGCCTCGTGCTCGAACTCGTGGCTGTCGAGGTAATGACGTGGGCGACGCGATTCGGGAGCGACGCGCTCACCGAGGAAACGCTCGCCGCGTTCGGCTTCGAGCGCGTGGTCTAGTCCCCCATCAGCAACGGAGAACCGTATGAATGCACAAGCTAACCAAGCGGCCGCGGCCGCGCCCGTGTTCGCTCTCGCGGCGGTAAAGTACGCCGCGTTCGCGAGCGAAGAGACCGCGTGCTTCCAAGCGACGCTGATCGTTGACGGCCAGAAACTCTGCCGCGTCTCGAACGCGGGGCATGGTGGGCCCGACGAGTTCGAGCCCGTGGGCAAGCTCACCCGCTCCCAGTTCGAAGAGGTCCTCCACGGCATCGCGCTCTCGGTGAACGCCGAGGCCTACACGCGCTACGCGGGCCCCGCGCCCAAGGTGGAGACGTTCACCGACGAAGAGTGGGAGAAGGCCTACGAGGGCGAGTGGTGGAAGCGCGGCCCGCACAGCGACGAGACGATCCTGTCGGCCATCGTCGGGCGACTGCTCGACCGGCACCTTACCGAGAAAGCCGTAACGCGCATGCTCAAAACGCAACTGCTCGCGCTCCACGCGGACGGCAAGGTCTACGGCTGGCGTCTGAAGGACAAGCGGCCGGGCGCATGGGCGCAGCACGAGCCCGCGATCCGCGCCCATGCTGCGAAGAACGGCAACGCGATCACGGCCGTTCTGAACGCGCTCCCGTTCGCCGAAGCCGTCGCCATGTACGAGAGGGCCACGCAATGAAATGGTGGGAACGGGCCGCGCTCGTGTTCTGTGTGCTCGTGATCCTCGGCGCGTCGCACGCGACCGCGTGGCAGGCCGGGCTCACGCAAGGCGCAACCGACGCGCTTCGCTACTGCGGCCGCTCCGGGAGCCGGCCATGAGCATTTGCAAGGGCGACGAGCCGTGCATGTGCCCGCGGTGTACCTCGTGGCGGCGAGCGGCAAAGGCGGGTTCTGTGACGCCGATCACGGCGGGAATCGGGCGCGGGGTGCACGATAGCACCATCAGCAAACGAGGGCCCCGACCATGCTTACCCGCGCCGCAACCGACCGCCGCAAAACCCCCCGCCCCGAGTCGTTCGAACGTCGTCTCATGGCGCTCGAAATGATCCGCGAGCAACTGGGCACGACGCCCCCGCCCCCGCGGGAACTCACCGGCCTCGGCGCCGCGGTGCTCGGGTTCCTCGTCGCGGTCGGGCCCTCGTTCGTGATCGTCTCGGCGCTCGTGGGGCACTAGGATGCGCGCCCCCCTGATCCTCGATGCCCCGCCGCGCGGCCTCATGATCGTCGAGGACGTCACGGCCTCGCACGATCCGCGGAACTCGACCGGCACACGCGCCGCACGTCGCCGCTACGGCGCCGTTGAGTTCACCCGCGACGGTCGGACCTACTTCGGCGACCGACTCCCCCAGCACGCGGAGAAGCCGCACCGCTGGTAGCGTCCTCCGACTGCGGCCCGGACGTGGCCGCTCGCGCTTTGCCAGCGCATCAAGGGCCCGCCGGGCGTTCCGGCGGGCCCTTTTTCATGCCACACTTCCGGGCGTATCTCGCACGAAATCAGCAACACCCGGAGAACCCCATGAACGAACGAACGACAACGGCAACCGCCGTGGCCGAGGGCGTGACGCTTGAACTCATGCCCGAGGACGGCCTGAAGAACACGCCCGCGCGGCTCGAGACGCCCGCGCCGATCACGCCCGCCGAGGTGCACGGCTTCGGGACCTCGCCGCTCGAACAACTGCAGGCCCTGCTCGCGCGCGGCATTTCACTCGAACAGGTGCGCGAATACCTCACGCTGCAGCGCGAGTGGGAAGCCGAAGAGGCGCGCCGCTCGTACCACGCCGCGATGGCCGCGTTCAAACGCGAGGAACTCGCGCCGATCCTGAAGAAGCACAACGTCCGCTACGAGCTGCGCGACAACGGCGGGATTGTCGAGTACGACCACGAGGCGCTCGCCGACGTCGTGACGTCCGTCGTTCCCGCCATGGCGAAGCACGGCCTCACGCACAAGTGGGTGCCGACGCAAACCGGGCGCGACCTCGCCGGCATGCTGATTACCGTGCGCTGCGTCGTGACGCACGAGCGCGGGCACTCCGACTTCGTGGAGCTCTACGCCGGCCCCGACACGAGCGGCAAGAAGAACCCGATACAGTCGGTGAAGTCCGCGATCTCGTACCTCGAGCGCATCACGCTGCTCGCGATCACGGGCACCGCCGCGCAAGGCATGGATGACGACGGCCGCGGCACGGGCCCCGAGGCCGAGCCGCGCTCGCCTGGAAAACCGGAAACGCGCCCGCCCGAGGAACAGCCGCAACCGCGCCCGGGCGGGAGCGCGCCAGCTCAGACCCACGGCGACTCGTTCGCGTCGGAGAAGCAAATCGGCCTGATCACCGGCCGTTGTAAGAAGTTCAACGTCGCCGCGGCCGACCTCTGCGCCGAGTTTCAGATCCCCGACCTCGCCGACCTACCGCGCGGCAAGGTGGACTCGGCCCTGAAGTGGATCGAGAACCACCGGTCATGAGGGCCTAGCGGCTCGCGCCATCGTTCTTCACTCCCGCCGAGGTGGCGGCGCTCGAAAAGGTCCACGTCGCAACCGTGCGGCGGTGGATCGCCGAGGGCGCGATACCGTCGGCCCGTTCGCCCGGGGGCCGAGCCATCCGGGTGCCGAAGGACTACGCGCTGCACATTCGGCGCCGCCCGGCGCTTACGAAGCTCGCCGACGTAGAACTCGACACGATCGCCGACCTACTCGGATGGCTCCACGACTTCACGCCCGAGACGCCGATTGGGAAGGACTTCGTGTGGCGAGTCGTTCAGCTCCTACGCTACTTTGATGCCCGGCTTCCGAGGCTCGACCCATGAGCGCCACCCTCGAAACAATCCGCCCCGGCTTCACGTTCGACGAGCCGACCCACCGGTACGCGTACAAGGGCGTGCCCGTGCCGTCGGTGACGCAAGTGCTCGACCGCTACTCCGGGCTCGAGTTCGTCGACGCCGAGGTTCTCCGGCGCGCGGCGCTCTTCGGCACGCACGTCCACAAAGCCGTGCATCTGTTCAACTGCGACCGGCTCAACTGGGCCACGCTCGACCCGCCCCTCGTGCCCTACGTGCGCGCCTGGGAGACGTTTCTGCGCGAGTCGGGCGCCGTGGTCCTTCACAGCGAAAACAAGATGCTGTCCGAGGCCCACGGCTACGCCGGCACGCTCGACTCGCTCGTGTTCTGGACGAACTCGCGCCGCCTAATCGACGTGAAGAGCACGGCGAGCGTGCCCCGGACGGTCGGGCCCCAGACCGCGGCCTACGCCGAACTCTGGAAAGAGAACCACGGCGACACGATCCGCGACCGCTATTGCGTGCATCTGAAGCCCGACGGGAAGTATCGTGCCCACAAGCTCGACAACCCGCGGGACTGGCAAGTGTTCAAGGCTGCGCTGACCATCCACCGCTGGCTCGACGCCTAGTTCTCACCATCAGCAACAAACGAGGGAATCCGCATGAGTGCCAACGCCGAAACCGTGTCACAAGAAATCCGCCAACGCCCGCTCGTACAGCGCATCGACTCCGAGAGCGACATGCTCGCCGAGCGCACGCGCGGCTACGCGATCGTGGACGCCGCCGGCTACGAGAACGCCGCGGCCGACTTGCGCACGATCAAAACGCTAACCGACGCCGTGGAGTCGGAGCGGTTCGCGATCACGCGCCCCATGGATGCCGCGAAGGCGGCCGTCATGTCGTTCTTCAAGCCGTTCTCCGACCGGCTCGCCGCGGCCGACCGCGCCGTGCGCACCGAGATGGGCCGATTCAAGGCCGAGCAGGAACGGAAGGAACGCGAGGCCCGCCGCGCCGCCGAGGAAAAGGCGAACCGCGAGCGCGCCGAGCTCGAGCGCAAAGCCCGCGAAGAGCGCGCTGCAGCGGAAGCGAAGGCCCGCGAAGAGCGCGCCGAGGCCGAGCGGCTCGAGAAAGAGGGCAAGGCCCGCGCCGCCGCGGAGCTGCGCGCGTCCGCAGCTGCCACCGTCGAGAAAGCCGAGGTCAAGGCCGAGAAGCTACTCGACCGCGCCGCCGACGTCGTGGCCGCTCCCCCGCCCCCGAGCGCCGCGCCCAAGGTGAAGGGCGTCACTGATCGCAAGGTGTGGAAGTACGAAATCACGAACAAGGCGCTCGTGCCCGACGAGTTCTACGACATTGTGGAGAAGCGCATCGCCGACCGCGTGAAGAGCCTGAAGGGCGACACACGCATCCCCGGCGTGCGCGTGTGGAGCGAGGACGACGTATCGGTGCGGCGGTGATCGCCGCTCACTGGCGGGACCTGAACCCCGGCACCCGCGTCCGCATCCACGGCGAACTCGCCGACCGCAACGGCGACCCGATCCCGACGCCGTGCCTCGGCACGGTGGTCGCGAGCTACACGAACGACGACCTCACTGTGTACGTGGAAGCCGACGGCCACCCGGGCTCGCGGTTCAAGTTCGAGGACTCGGACGGCTGGCTCGCGTACGGCGAGGGCGGCCGCTTCGTCGGCTTGGAGCTGCTCGCCCCCGCATCGTCGGCGGTGGCGTGACATGCCGGCGTTCAACTTCCAGCGTCGGTTCGCCGACGCGGTACGCTCCGGCGCGAAACGTCAGACGATCCGCGCGCGGCGGAAACACCCGCCGCGCGTGGGGCAGATCGCCTACCTCTACGTCGGCATGCGCGCGACCGGGACCGAGAAACTCGGCGAGGCGCCCATCTGGCGCGTGCGCTCGGTGCTGATTCAGGACGGCCGCGTATACGTCGAGGGCAAGCTGCTCGAGGGCGTGGACCTCTTGTCGTTCGCCCAGGCCGACGGCTTCGCGAACGTCAACGAGTTCCGCCTGTTCTTCGGGCATAACTTCGATGGCCATTGCGTCGAGTGGCGGCCGGCATGATCGCCCCGATTCGCACGTACCCCGTGCGCGTCGAGCACCGCTGCCCCTACTGCGAGACGTCGCAAGGGTTCGAGTGTGAGGCGCTGACCGACTACTCGGAGCTGGTGACGTGCCTCGTGTGCCGCGTGCCGTTCGCGCTCACGTTCCACGTGACCATTACGTGCGAGACCCGCAAGCTCGAGGGCGGCCAGCGCGAGAGCGAGCGGAACACCGAGGCGCCGCCGAAGAGGGCGAAAGCATGACGGCACCACCGGGCGAGGTGTTCGGCGCCGTGGAGAACGCCACGCCGCGCGTGACGCATCAGGCAAAGCTCGCCGAGCTGCGCCGCGAGCTCGCGCTGCGCAAGTCCGTCTACGCGAAGCAAGTCGAGCGCGGCAACCTCGACCCGGCCAAGGCCGCGGCACAAATCGCGCTGATCGAGGCGGTAATCAGTGACTACGAGATACGGCCGTGGCCCAACACGGTGGAACTCGTGAAAACGTGGCGCGACGCTGCCGAGCCTCTCACCGTGCTCGGGATCCGCGCTACGAAGATG